TGCCAGTCGGGCCAGTGACGCCTGTCGCCCCGGTTGATCCGGTGGGTCCGGTAACAGTACTTGCTGCGCCAGTCGCGCCAGTAGGTCCGGTCGGTCCAGTAGGCCCTGTGATTGTGGAGGCCGCTCCCGTCGCACCGGTTGCTCCCGTAGGCCCGGTCGCACCAGTGGGACCAGTCGCTCCGGTCGCTCCTGTTGGCCCTGTGTTACCGGTTGCACCCGTATTTGTGGCAGCCCCGGCAACGCCAGTTGGTCCTGTAGAACCAATCGTGCCGTTAAAGCCAGTAGGGCCAGTAGGGCCAGTAGAACCAGTGTTCGACGCAGCGCCGCCCGGTCCCGTAAAGCCGGTGGGACCAGTAGGCCCAGTAACCGTAGATGTAGCGCCCGTCGCTCCGGTCGCTCCGGTAGGCCCTGTTGGACCAGTATTCCCAGTCGGTCCCGTGACCGTGCTGGTAGCACCAGTTGCGCCTGTTGGTCCAGTGTAGCCTGTTGGCCCAGTCGGCCCAGTAAACCCAGTAGGTCCCGTCGCTCCCGTTGGTCCTGACGGACCTGTCGCTCCTGTTGCGCCAGTATTCGTAGCAGTGCCAGCCGGTCCCGTGAAGCCTGTAGGTCCTGAGGGTCCAATGGGTCCAACAATAGAGAGCATGAGGGCTTGCTGGCCCGATAGGACCGTAGGGCCTCCGTTCGTCTCACAGAATAGTTCGATCCTGTCATTGCGCACCTGAGAGAAGTTGGTGGTTGCAGTGAGGATTATATTAAAGCGGTCGCCTAAAGTCCAGCCTTGTGCAAAGAAAAAAACCTGCTTCTTATTGGGTTCAAGAGTGATGCTATCAACAGTCGCCGTACCTTGGTCCACAACGGCATTGACCCCGGAGAGGATTTCCCCCCGCTGCAACCAGTCGCGGTAGTCAATGTCGAAGCGTACTCGATCAGCGACCAGTACGTTACGTTTTGCCAGTAACATCAGTGCTTCCTACTTCTCTGCGTCACATAGAACACGTTGCTCACAACCGGCACGACGAACGTATCCGGCTGATCCGGCAGAGAAGCGAAGTCGCACGACGCCTCAGAAGGCGGGACTAGGAACGTGTTATCCCCCGGCTGTGCATCCAGTTCGTTTCCCATATCACGGTCCTAACACACCACTTTTTTTCAAGTCATCAATCAGCGCCTTGAGGGCTTGCGCGATGTTTGCTTGCGATGCCGTAGTAGTATCATGGGTTGATCGGTCAGGAATACCAGTCCAAGAAGCCCAGCCGCTTTGTGGGCCAGTCGGTCCACCCGGAGAACCAGTCGGACCCGTTGGACCCCCGCTGGGACCAGTCGGACCAGTCGGTCCACCCGGAGGGCCTTGCGGACCTGTATCTCCATCAAAGCCATCTACACCAGCATGGCCAGTAGGGCCAGTAGGGCCAGTGGACCCCGGAGACGGGCCGGTAGCGCCAGTAGCGCCTGTATTTGCAGCGGTACCCGCAGGGCCAGTAGGGCCAGTACGGCCAGTAGGGCCAGTAAAGCCCGTAGGGCCATCGTCGCCGTTCGGGCCTGTTGCGCCTATCCCCGGAGGGCCAGTAAAGCCCGTAGGGCCTGCCACTGAGGAGGCCGCGCCCTGTGGCCCAATAGAGCCTGTGGGGCCTGTCGCCCCCGTAAATGTGGGCGCGGTTGGACCTGTAGGACCGGTTACTCCGGTCGCTCCTGTAGGGCCACCTGCCGGTCCCGTAGGACCATTGGCAACCACCACCGGTAAGGCGGAAACTGGGGACGGAACACTCTGAAACACAGGCATTTGGACACCCTCTTTGCGGACCCTACCGCCGATCAGTTAGCAATTTGTTAAGTTCCGATGGCTTGGTAGAACACGATGCTGGACCCACCGGTAGCGCCAAACTGGACGCCGCCCTTGGACAAGCTGCTGATCCATACGCGCCCGGTCAGGCCAGTCGGGCCGGTCACACCGATGGTTACGATGGGCACGTTGTCAACGTATGGAATAGGGAATACCCCGGTCACACCCGTAAAGTTGGCCACGGTCTGCCCGTAGGCAAAGATCAGGTTGCCCAGCCGGAAGCCACCAGTCGGTCCCGCACCAGTCTTGCCAGTCATTGACAAGCCAGTAGGACCGGTTGCACCAGTTGCACCTGTAGGTCCGGTGAACCCGGTCGGGCCGGTAGGTCCAGTGAACCCGGTCGGGCCAGTCGGCCCTTTCAGGTTGCCATCCGCAGTCCAGACACCGGCAACGAGCGTCCACAGGTTGCCAGATACCGTATCCAAATACATATCGCCGTTACGCGCCGCGCCTACATTGGGGGGTTGGAAGTAGATCAGGGTACCGCGCCATGCAACGCTGGCTCCTAGCGTCGAACTATAAGCGGCCTCATTATTGCCTGTATCCACTGGCGACGTTCCGGCAGAATTACGGAACGAGAACGCCGAGTTCTGGAAGTTAGTTTGATTTGTGTAGTTCGTTGAGAGGGTGATCGACGTATTGCCAGTCGCAATGCCGACGACAACTGCGAGGGATTTATTGCGTAGAGAAGCCGCGTCAGTAATCGTTAGGGTCGTACTGGTGGCAGATTTGGTCGTGTGATTGCCGAGCGGGATGAACTGATCGACGTTGGAGTATTGTTCGATCATACCAGCGGTATTACCTGCGCCAGTCCATGTAAAGTTTTGCGAGGCACCTTCCGTGCCATCAACAAACCGATAGAAGCCGCACACGTCCGTGTTGGAATTGTTGTTATAGACAGACCACCCGGCAGGGGTGTTAATCGTAACAGCGGCTCCGACCGCGATCCACGCTATAATCATATTGCCGAAAATAAGACCAGTCGGCATAGACAATAACAGCGACGTTGCAGCGGTCGCACTGTTTGACGTACCGGAATTGACAAATGCAGGAGGGCTGGTGGGTGACGGATTGCCCGATCCAGTAAACCATGTCGTTCCAGTGACACCGGTAGCGCCTGTAGGACCTGTAAGACCAGTTACGCCGGTAGCGCCTGTAGGACCTGTAGGACCCGTTTGACCTGTTGGTCCAGTGCCACCACCTCCACCGCCAGCCGGTCCAGTTGGTCCTGTAATACCGGTCGATCCTGTAGGTCCAGTGACGTTACTTGAGGCACCAGTTGCGCCCGTAGGGCCAGTCGATCCGGTAGGGCCAGTAATAGTTGACGCAGCCCCCGCTGCGCCTGTAGCACCTGTAGGGCCAGTTGGTCCCGTGACTGTTGAAGCAGCGCCAGCCGCGCCAGTGTTTCCGGTAGGGCCTGTGACACCTGTGGCTCCTGTTGGTCCTGTTCCTACTGCGCCAGATGGGCCTGTCGCACCAGTATTACCAGTAGGGCCAGTAGGACCGCTAGGACCAGTGACACCGGTACTACCCGTGGCCCCAGTTGGGCCGACAGGGCCAGCCCCACCGGCAGAACCAGCAGCGCCACTAGGCCCAGTAGAGCCAGTAGAACCAGTAACACCATCTACTCCCGGCGACCCAGTGACGCCAGTAGGGCCAGTTGGACCTGTCCCGCCTGTACCGCTGCCGCCACCACCAGCAGGGCCGGTAGGGCCAGTAGGGCCATTGGTTGGTCCAGTGGGGCCTGTAGCCCCAACCACGACGACCGGTGTGACGGGGATGAAGGCTGGTTGGATGACACTGACGGACACATTAGTTTCCTGTAATGCCCTGTTGCACCTTCACTTCGCCCTGCATCAGCGGGACACGAACCGGAGGTACCGAGGCGTCGAACATGATGAAGTCGTACTTGTATTCGCCCGGAACGAGCGCAGCGGTGATAGTCGCATCCGGCACATTCAAGTGCAGAATACGTTGAATGGGGTCATCAATCACGATGGTCCCACCCGCAGAGGTGAGCGTGAGCAGCGCGACAGTTTGGTCCTTGTTACCTTTAATGTCCATCCGAAAGGACTGGCCATTGAAGTTCCAAGTCGTATCACCATCGGTCCCGAACTTGAACGCATCTATCCATGTTGCGTTGTTCTTGATAACCATGTCAACTTTTGCAGCGGTGACAGCCATGTTAGAACCTCTGATCCTGACCGGTACTGACGTTCAGATACCCGCGTTGTGTGTTGGTTCGGTAGTCGCGCGGGAAGCACCAAGACTGGCCACCCTGCGAATTGGCGGCGAGAGTGGCGCTGCGCAGACGCGCGATGCCCTCTTGGAACCGCTTTAGATGGTACGTCCCTAGCGTGTCGTTGCTGTATGACTTATTCTGAGAACTCATCATCTTGCCGAGGATACCATCGAGAATGTAGCGACCCCAGACCGGCAGAACCCAGTCAGGCCCTATCGGCGTCTGGTCGCGGGTCGTCGGGAGGGTGACATTTTTGATGACAACGACCTGTAATGCCGTAGGCGTGTTAGGCGGAAAGCCGAGTTTAACAGTCCCGATAGTGGGCATAATAGCACTGACCGGGGTGAAGGCACCGAGATTTCCACCCGGAGAAGCGGCTTTGGCGGCGATGAACGCTGCATTGGTCGGGAACAGAGAGTTGGATAGAACCGCACCCAGCCTAATGATCTGGCCTTCGGTGGGTTCAACAATATACTCCTGTTGGTAGGCGACCGCATCAATCGGGACACTTTCCTGCCACCCCGACGATATATCGAAAAACTCATGGAGTACATCGAACAACTCCGCTTTGATTGCGGCAGAGGACGCCCCGGTCAACTTGACCGTGGCTTGGTTCAACAGTTTGCGTACATCTTGCTGTGCTAACATTTACTTACCCGCCTGTCCGCGACCGGGCGGCGACATGATCGCCTGCGCTCCGGTACCAATCAACATCGAATTGAACGCTGACATAAATGCTGTGGCGCGACTGTCCTCAATATCCTCTTGGTCGCGCATGAGCGCGTGAGCAACGGTCCCGAACACGAAGGCCAACCGGAAGGCAGGCTCCATGTGAAACTCCTCGTTGTCGTTGGAATTGAAGCTAGGCACACGATCATGCCCATGCCGGTACACGAATAGGTCCGGGCGGATACGCCGGGCTTCTAATATGGTGGTATTGAAGGCCACCAGCAAGGAGGGGTCGTCATACCGGTATGGCTGAATTACGTCTTGGAGGAGGGTCCGGGCATCAGAGATATAGTCGGATACCGTCTCCAACGTGTCGTTATCAAAGTCGCTCATGTCGGCCCCTGAGTTATAGGAACCCCAGCTATAACTCACAGGGGTTAACGATTTAATAAGGAAAAGGCCGGGTTTTACCCCGGCCCTATCCGTGTTGCGTACTCGGGGCTATTAGTTGCCCGGAGTGACCTGAGCCTGAACGAGCGCCTTGCCGTCGAGGATTTGGTATCCATAGACTTGCAGGCCGCGCAGGATTTGGCCGAACGTCAACTCTGACCGCAAGGTTTCGACCTTGCTGATCTGTGAAGCAAACGTCAGTCCGTGGGCGTGACCGGCATAGATCGGCCATTCGCCTACGTTGAAGTTGGCAGGCTGCGAACTGTTGTTCGGCAGCAAGTTGCTGATGTAGATCGTGAACCGATCCACCATGCCCAACCGACCGTTGCGCAGCATCGAAACGCTGTCACCGGACAGATAAGCCTGTCGCAACTCAGACTGCTTGATCTGACGACCCGCCCAAGCAGGCAGAACGACCCAGCGGCCTTCCTCGGGGATATTCTGCTCGTCGAGGACCTGCCCCATACGCATCAGAACGTCCAAGAGTTCGATCTGGCCACCAGTCGGGTTCTTGGAGACAACCGTCAGCGGAGCGCCTTGGACACCCAAGTTCAACGACGCGGTGATGACACCGGCAGTCGTGCCTTGGTTGGCCGCAGCCATACCACCGTAGATGCCGCCCAGAACGTCTTGGTCAACCGCGATCTTTAGCTGTTGAGCCGCGTCGTCTGACCAGATGGAGAGAATATTCAGATCGCTCTGAACTTCCATCACGTCATCGAGGATCAGCGAGAAGTACTTGCCGTTACCGATGAACAGTTCGACAGAACCACCGCTCGGACGATCCAAAGCCAGCAACCCGTCCGCGCCGTAGTTGCGGATCGTGATGGTCGGCTTCGTACGGATTTTAACCCGGTCGCCCTTATTTTTGATTTCGCCTTCGTAGTCGGTATTGGAAATCGCCGCCAGCACAGTGCTAGCGTAGAACTTCTCAACCAACTTGCCCGACCAAATTTCTGGAATAAATCCAGTAGCTTGGAGGGTATTGCCCGAACCACCGGACGGATAGACCGGTACGTTGGTCGGTGCAATAGGAAACGCGCCGCTCGGAATAGCCATTGTAGGCCCCTACGTTTGTGGGGGCCTACGCATTATTGCGTGGTTCTGGCCCCCGGATTAGCGAATACGTCCCTCGCGCTGAGCCAAGAAGATGGCCTGCTCGGTTGCGTTCTTGTCCGCTTCTCGGCCCCGGTACACACCGGCCCGAACATCGGAATAGAATTTTGCAACTTGAGGACGTGTGAAAGATTGTTTATCGTCGGCGGGCGCAGGCGTGTTTCCACCACTTGCGGGTCGCGCTCTGCCGGGTGCAGCCATCGTTTCCAAACTTGCAGCCGCAACGCGAGGAGCCGGGGACGGCTGCTCTAGGGCTACAGGCGGTTCGATATTGCCCGTGGCAACTTCATCGTCGATGAAGCCTTTGAAAAATGCCAACACCCGAGGAGCCGAAGCTGCTGCGAACGCGGCATCTAGCATCTGTTTCCTTACCACGCCTGAGTAAATATCTGGTAAAGATAGCCATTGGCGGAAGCGCGGGGAGCGATTTATTTCACGCCAGTTGGTGATCGCACCATCCAAAGCGTTGATAACTCCTTGCTGTTGCTGCTGAACTAGCCGTTGGGTCAACTGCTGGTTCTCTTGCTTCACGGCGTTGAGTTCCGGCTCGACGGCCTCGCGGGCAGCCCGTTTGGTCAAGTCGATCAGATCATCGCCGTAGTTTCGGCGGTCGTCCTCCGTAACCAGCGAATGGGGGGTCTGGGTCGGCGTATTGGCAGGCTGGTTGAGCATAGCCTGCGTACGGGTGAGTTCGTTCGCCATCAGGCTCATCTGCTCCTGCATCTGCGCCATAACACCTTGGGAGGCGTCGTAGCGGCCTTTCATGGAGCGGAAGCGATGTTCCCACTGCTCGTCGGACACGGGCGCGGCGGGTGCGGCGGGCGCGGCGACCGGTTGGTTGACCGGTTCCGCAGGGGCAGAAGCCCTTGATTTTGCTCGCGTTTTAGGCGCAGGAGCAGGTTCTACGACCGGTTCTACGACCGGTTCCGGGGCAGCCTGTACAGGCTCAGGTTCAGCGGGGGCCGCAGCCGGTTCGGCTGGCGGGGTCTGCTGGTAATAGGCTTCCGCCCTCGCGGCGGCTTGCTTGACGCTATCTGGGATTTTTACGCTGGGGTCGATGGGGGCGCGTGGGGTGTCCTTCGCATCGACTGAAATATCGACTGGCATGGTAGTCTCCTATACGCACACGGCTTTATTGCGGTGTGGGTTGATCGGTCTTGTCGCACTCTACAAACAACCTCATCAGGGACCTTAGCTGTTGGCACCGGCCTTGCTGGACGAGGATTTGGTCGCTGGTCGCTTCGGAGAGTGCCTTCAAAGCGTCCATCGTGTAGTCATTGAGTTGGTTCAAGAAGTTCTCAAACCCCTCAGGATTGGCATTACGCAGCGAGAGCATCGTCAACTTTAGATCACGATATTGTGAACTCATTACATTCCATCTTGATCGGTATCACCCCCGAAAGAGGAAACGCCCTGCATTGGCGATGAAGGATTAGCCATAGGGGTGGACTTGGCATAATCGTTGATCGAGGCGCTATTATAGTTGGGGGCAAAGGGTTTTGAGCCTTTTCCCGCATGTTTGACGATTGAGCCGCCCTTCGTGAGCGGCGTCAGGTGCTTCTTGAGAACGGCCATCAGCTTTCTCCCGTCTTTCCGGTATCGCCAAAGCCAGCGTTGACCTTGGGGACATTCAATGATTTCGAGTACTGCGTTACGTTCTCGGCAGGCTTGATGCGCGGACTACGCAGAGACGGTGGTCGAGTACCCAACGCGAACCGCGTAAAACTGGGAGCCGAGGATTGCCTCGGCCCACTGATCTTGATCCTGACCGGGCCAGCCATTGGACAGCCTTATCGGGCGCTGGTAATTCCGCCCTGCGCAGGCAGAGCGCCGGTAAAACCGAACATCTTGCCCTTGCCGCCAGCGGCGAACTTCGCACCCGGCGCACTATCCTTTGCAGAATGGTCGCGCGTGGTGCCCTGCTCCGCAGGCTCCGCAGCCTGTTCAGAGAACATATGCGTCTTTCCGCCCTTGGCGAACTCGACGTTATGTGACTTTTCGTTGGTAGCCATGTGAGTACTCCCGGTGAATAGTACCGGGAGGTAATCACACGAACCTTAAGGGAAGGTTAAAAGAGGCGGTCTTTCCACGTCTTGGGGGTCTGCCCGTTCACAATCTCCAAGTCCAGATGGTACTTGAAGGGCTTGGGGCCACGGGCAACAATCGCGAGCAACATCTTTTCCAAGCCAACCCGTAGAGGCGTTTTTGTCTCGTAGCCTAGCAACCGTCGCACCTTGTCAGAGGAACATAGTGCTACCTTCACTTCTTGCGGACGACCGGGCATGTATTTCGGAGCAAGAACGAAGTGGTCGAGCAGCGAGGCAATCTCGCGGGCAAGAGCGTTGATCGAGATTGGCTCCTCATCGGGACCGATGTTGATGACTTGCCCAACCACATTATTCTCGAACGCCATTGCCTTGAGGCAGGTGATGCAGTCATCGACGTACGAAAAACACCTCTGCTGGGTCCCATCACCATAGATCACCGGTTGCCTTCCTTGCAGCATCATATTCATCATTATGGACGCCACGTTGCGGTAGGGGTCGTCGTACTTCTGTCGCGGCCCGATGATGTTATGCGGGACTGCGATGACGTGTTCTACCATGTGCGTGACGCACAGGTTTGATAGGAACTGTTCGACGGCGAGTTTTCCGATGCCGTACGGGTCTTGTGGTCTGCAAGTCATATTCTCCTTGAACGGCGGCAATAACGCTCCGTATCGGGCCATCGAGGAACAGATCACTATACGCTTCAAACCATTCGATATGGCTGCGGAGATTACCGAGACACTCGCTCCGACTATATTCTGTGTTACAACATGCGGTGAGAATACGCTCAAGCCTTCGTACGCGGTCGCGGCGCAGTGAAAAAGAATATCGCATCGTTTCATTAACTCCTTCACGGTTGAGAAGTCGTTGCAGTCAACTTGGTGGAACTCTACGTCGCTGGGCACATTGTCCAGTTCGCCGCCGATCATATTGTCGATACCCACGACCTTATGACCGTCAGCGATCATGGCGTCAGCGAGGTGGCTGCCGAGGAACCCGGCAACCCCCGTGATGAATATCCTACTTGGCATGACGGATCAGCATCGTGTAGGCATGATCGGGTTCAGCGCGAGACTTGAACGCTTCCCACTCATAGCCGGGCGGTAGAAAATTACCCAGCCGTTGCGGAGCCTCATTTATATCCTCGCAGATGAACAGACCGTCCTTCGCCAAGTACGGCAGAAGAATATTGGCCGTCAGAATTTGGTGTTCCAGCACATGCGACCCGTCATCACAGATCACATCAAATGGGCCACCTAACAACCGATGCACACCGCCAATGAGAGAGGAGGCAACGCTCTGGTCAACCAGATCAGTCTTGATCCGCTTCTCGCCTTCAATCATCACCTCAGGCGCTATATCCCACCCGTAGATCATGGCGTTGGGGAAGAACGACCGCCACATATACAGGCTCGCGCCGTACGGCCAATAAGCATTGTAGTGCTGGGCCTTGTACCCGATGCCAACTTCCAGCACCTTCTTGACTGTGGCGCATTTATCTTTGAGCGCCTTGTAGTAGTGGGGCGTGTAACAGTGGTGAGGGCCTTTGTCCGTGTTGAAGAAGTAGGCGGCGCTACAGAGAGGCGTCTCCGGGGGGATACCACGGAAATTCACGAACTGGGTATTGTCATGGTTCGCACTGTAACTGACAAACGGGATTTCGAGAGTATGGTTCTTCTCAACCATCGCCCAGACTGGCAGATCATTCGGGACGGCTTGTATCTCCGATATGATCTTCGACGCTTCCTCCTTATAGGCGCGGTCAATGGCAGGCAGCCACTTGGTTGGCCAGATGTGGGTCGAACCAACGAACCGCCAGTTGATCCCACGAAAATCAATCGGGCCTTGTCCCCAGATCGCCGGGAACGGAACTATATCTCCCATATCTGCATTGCGCAGGCGGTTGAGAAACTCCCGAATGATCTGCTCGGTGACAGGGCGACCGGTCCAATCACCCTGCTTGAGAACGCCTAGGTCCAACCACACCCAAATGTCCACGTCCGGGTATTCTGCCATCGCCTGCATGGCCCAACTGGTACGCTGGTGCTGAACAATGTTGGACTTCACGTTGTCTCGATCAGTCGGATACCGGTCACGCGGAACGTCCGGGTTAGCTGGTGGCAAATCAACTGCCATTGACAACCAGCAATTACTGAACGGGTACTCATCAAACATAACGAAGTCCCCGTCGCAAGCGCGTTCGAGGCGCTTCCCGAGTTCGTGATACTTGGCTGAGGACAGGTGCGAGACGTTGAGAGGAACGTACGCAGTAACAACCTTTACTTTATTAGGCATGGTCAACCTTTGCTATAGTTAGTGAACATAGTTTCGTTGTGGTCAGCTTCGTACCAACGGATCGCTGTGGCACCGTACTTCTCTACTCGCGCCAAGTCATTCACTTCCCACGTCATCTTCATCTTGAGACGCAGGTTGCGCATCGTACGATCCTTGAACTCCCGGTCGAGTTGCAGCAGCTTGCTGCGCGGCACGACAGCCAGCCCGCCGCAGAAACGCCAGTGTGGGATGCTGTCATCTATAGGCCGGTCGCGCCCCCAGCAGCCGGGGATCGCCAGATCATCCTTCTTCACTGTGGACAGAAAGTTGTTCAAGACTTCGATAGTAACGCCGGGTACATGCAAGATGCCATAGTCGAGCCATACGAATACGTCTGCTTCTCTGTCGATCAGAGAGGCGGCTCCAAGCCACTCGAATTTTTGGTGGTTGACTATGTGGTACGCGGGCGTGTTTTTCTTTGGGTTGTCGGCAAAGTGGTGCGTTGGCCACACGGGCATTTCGCTTACCTGCTTCCATAGCCAGCAATCCTCCACAGTGTTGTAGAACGCCTTGAGCGGAGCGTTCAGCGCCTTCAACTGGATGCCGAGGGCACTGTATTCCTCGGGCGGGCGCGGATGCTTTGGGATCGGCACGAAGCCGGTTACTACCCTGATTTTAGTCATCGAGCATCATGTCCATAATGTCTTGGGGTTCCATCGTGGCTATCCACGCTTCCTTATCTTCGCGTCCGTAGGAAATCATTACGCGCTTTCCATCAGGATGCCACGCCATTCCTGCCGCAAACTCGATCACTTTATCGTGAAAGAAGAATGGCTTGCTGACCTTCGTCCACGCGCACTCCGGTCCCATATAGACGAACCGGTGCGTATAGTATCGTTTACCGGTCGCAGGGCTGACGTGCGCTTCGTGAATTATGCCCAGATGGCCCATGCGCCACGGGATATACTGGCCCCCGCCGCTGAGCGTGTCATTGGCATAGCGAATTTTCTTATGTGTAATGAGGCCCGTCCTCGGGTCTAGTAGTTCGCCCAGCCGGTACACGAACTTCAAATCGTGACCTTCGTTAGAGACGAGCGCAGCCCAGTTCTTCTCGTTCTGCCGGGTCTGCGGGTAGATAGGCTTAGGGTCATGGTACCGCAGATAGCCGTGTTTGTCCCGCTTGATCCGGGCAAGCCATTGCTCGCACCATCCCTCCGGGTTCTGTTCACGGAGATTTGATAGCGTCCATAATTCCCCCCGCCACGCGAACAACCGGGTATCTTCAAATCCGATAACCAAGTCATACGCGGGCGCGGGGAACCCCTCAGGCGGCTGCAATGTGGCTGCCACTTGCACAGTGAAGTCGTTATTCATAGTCAACAGAAAATTGCGCGTGTTGATGGGGTTCGTGCTATTCGCTTCCCCGTTGGTACTCTTAATCAAGTACCGACCAGCTTCGTCCATCGTATAGTTCACTGTCCGCACAACACAGTAAATCTGGTTGTTGAGAACCTCGATTGACGGGTTCATCGGCGTCCAATCCTGCGGCGGCGTGAACGCGATACGGCGCGTCTGGAATGACGGCACATATTCGCACAGCGGCTTGAGGCAGAAGAACATATTTTGCTTGGCGTGTTGCCGGTTGTGCCAGTTGACCTTCGGGTCGAGCGCCAGCGAGTTCATCACCGAGTAGGCTTGCGGGCGCAGTTTCTCGTTGTAGTATGCACAGATAGAGAACTCCTCCTTCATGCCTGTGGTGTATGGGTAATCCAGCACGAACAAATGGTCGGAGGGGTACGGGATTTTCATCCCCTCGGCAGCGATCATCGTGCCCAGCGTGTTCTGCCCCTTCTCTCGATAATACTTCGCCAGTTCCCACAGCGGCTCAGCGCGAGAGGGGCGATAGTTATAGGCTTCCAACATGGCGGCGATGAACCGGTCATAGCTTTTTAAGGCTGACCAGCAGCGACCAATCTCATACTTGGAATAGAATATTTCCTCGTCCCAGCTACCCAGTTCGATAACTTTCTCGTAGGCGCGGATCGCTTTTACAAAATCGCCATCGTCCTTGTATGAGTTGGCGAGATAGAACCACGACCGCCCATTGTTGGGATGCTTTTTAAGATCGTCGCGCAGCAACTTAATATCACGCCGCGCTTTGTTGGTACGGTTCGATCCGTCTGCATGGTCATTGTACCACACGCCGGTAATATGACCAGCAGGAGGAATGTCAATGTACTCATGCGTAACGCCGACATAGCCGCCAGTTGCCCGCCGTCCAATGAACCGCACGTTGTTGTAAGTAGTGCCGCTGCCCTTCTGGGTCAGGAGATAACACTGGCCGCCAATTAGTTGCTTTTTGAAGTCCGGGTCTTCAACCACCAGTTCCATATCTGCATCGCAGAGCAGGAGATATGTCCACGGATACGGTGCAGAACGGGCGGCGTCGAGGCCCTCGTTTCTGGCTTGAGAGAAGTCGATAAACTTCCCGTGTGTAAAGTGACCGGGAATACCACGTCCCTTAAAAAATGCTTCCACAATCTCAACTGTATTATCAGTTGATCCAGTATCATGTATCACCCAATAGTCGATGTGTGGAGCGACTGACTTGAGGGCGCGTTCGATCCGTGCCGCTTCGTTGCGGACGATCATATTCAGACACAGTTTCATCATTCAACTCCGAGGGGGTCGGCGGTTGATTAAGAACCTATACTATCCCGATTGGGATTGCAAGCGTTAGAATGGCGCACCGAGAGAAATTCTCAACGGACCTGTCATGCCGTAGTTGCCGCCAGTGCCACCAATACCTGTCGTTCCCGATGGACCAGTACCGCGCGGGAACTGGTTTGGTCCAGTGCTACCGTCATTGCGCGTGAAGAAACCTGTTGCGCCGGTAATATTGGGCCAGAGAACTAGAGAGGCGTTCCACACCGCTCCTACAACATACGGATCAGACAGAGGTGGAATGAACAACAATCCGCTACCAGCCGTGACAGGACCATCAGGACCCGTAGGACCAGCCTGCGGACCTGTGATGCCTGTAGCGCCAGTCGCACCAGCCTTGCCCGGTCCATCCGTACCGGTATTACCGGTCACACCGGTTGAACCAGTCGCGGGGCCACGCGGGCCAGCGGGGCCAATGAAACCGCCCTGCAAACCTTGCGGGCCGGTCGGACCAGTTGGCTTCTGAGAACCGGCATTGCCGGAAGGACCTATTGGACCAGCAGCGCCTTGCGGGCCTGTACGGCCTGTAGGGCCAGTCGAGTTTGGATCGGGACCACGCGGACTTGCTCCGATAGGTCCAGTCGGACCCGTCGAACTGGCACCGGACGTAACAGAAGGACCAGCCTTCCCGGTTGCACCGAGAGGGCCAGTTATGTCCTTGTCGTTGATAAGATCAATGACTTCCTTAAGAATGTTGGCCTGAGTATTGTCATCGTACACAGTAGCCGTGACGACAACATTAGGCCAACCGCCTTGTACTAGTGGACCGGGACCAGCCATAGTGTTCCCCTATTAACCGTTCGAGATAGTCAGAACACCATTGTTCAGCCATACTGCGTTCACGACATGCGGGTCGGAAGTTTGCGGTACGAACAAGAACGCTCGGGTTCCAGTTGCTCCGGTCGGGCCAGTGCGGCCTGTCGGACCTTGCGCTCCTTGCGGACCTGTAGGACCCGTAACCGTACCAGTTGCTCCGGTCGGGCCAGTCGGGCCAGTCGGGCCTTGACCCGTGCCACCCGTTGGACCAGTCGGACCACCAGCAGGACCAGTCGCACCAACCGGGCCAGTCGGGCCAGTCGGGCTGATACCAGTCGCGCCTGTCGCGCCAGTGTTACCTGTTGCTCCCTGAGCGCCAGCCGGGCCAATCGCGCCTACGTTTAAGCCAGTTGGACCAGTGACGCCAGTAGGCCCTGTCGGGCCGGTTGCGCCTGTGGTTGCGCCTGTGGGACCTGTTGGACCAGTAGTGCCTGTGGGTCCACCAATGTTACCGGCGTTCACCGCCGCCACGACCTGACCGAGCAAGTTGCCGATCATATTGCGGTCGGGATTAACGATACTTGGAATAGCCATGTGCAGACCCCTTTGAAGCTAATTCACCATGATTACTATCGTACATTCGTTACTGCTTCCTTAACCGACGCCGGGAGAGATAGGATGGCCCCCGCCGCGCGGCGTATTCCCGAGGATATTAGCCGTCTGAGGGCCGAGGCCCCCGCCTGACAACTGCCCCTGCTGGGTTCCTTGACCCACGGCAGCGGCCCTTGCCATATCCATTTGCGGATTGTTTGTCGCACCGGGCTGCCCGCCGTTCGGGCTGGCCTCAGTACCGATGTGGGTGGGGTTGCCTTCCGGCATACCCAGCCTGCTCGCCAACACACCTGCTGTCAACTCCGTTGAAATTCTCTTAATACCCGCTCCTACACCAGTTGCCACCCCTTTGTCAACCTCTTGCTGGATGGCCTGCTCATGCTGGCCCTGCTGGTTCTGTTTGTCCTGCTGCTCCATCTGCTCCATAGCTTCCTCGGGCGGGACAATCTCCTCCCCGTCCATACCGATGGTGCTGGACACTGACCGCAGAACCGCCGCCCTGCCTTTCAGGCCCACGATGCGCTGGTCAACCGGGTTGATGGTTGCCTGCAAGAACTCGATCTGGCGCTGGCGCAGCGTCTCGCGCTGGATGGCGACGTTCACGCCTTGGACACTGATCTTCTCCTGACCGGTCAAGATACCTGTGGTATCCGTCAGCATTATCAGATCAGACAACTGCAACAGGCACGGCTCAAACACGTCCCTGTCGATGTTGGCGCTAACTGATTGTAGTATCTTCGATGCATTGCCCATCAGCATGGCTAGCCCGGACGCTGTGCGCCCCGCGCCGCCCGATGAGGCTTGCCCACCAACGTATTTCGGGATCGCGGAAACATCGTCCGCAATAGACACAAACTCTTGAAACACAGCGATTAATTGCTGCGCGTTCGAGGTAGGCATGAAGAACGAGATTGGAACTTGCGTGTTGTTCCCGACTGGATCGTTTCGGACGTGCCACCTTTTCCACGGGAACATATCCTCGCCGTTTTCCTCGGGGGCCAAGCGGTCGTCGTTGATGACGACTTGCGGGCCTGAGGCAATGCTTAAGTTATTGACAAGACTGCGTAAAGTGGCGTTTGCCACTTCCTGCAAGTCTGTCAACAAGTCTGTCAAGCCGTTGCCGACCGGGGTGCCGGGAACTTTCTCAAAGGAGGTAATGAAGTAGGGATGCCGCTGGCGCGGGCTGGGAGACAGTTGGCACTTGATGACGTGCGCCCCGATGACCCAGCACTGGACGTTGTAGTCTCGGAGTTCATCCGGTACGGCCATACCGTAATCTTGCAGGATGCGCCCCTGCACATTGCCGTTGAACTCCATCATTGAAATCATGCCGCTGCGATTGAAGGCCGGGTTCTCACGGCTCTCCAAGACCGCGCGTTCGGCGTCGGTAGTATCCCAGTTGTCGTACAAGCCCCCACGCCCATACTCGTCCAAGACCGCGCGTAATTCGTCTTGATTGTATCCGGGCAAGTCGAGCAAGTCGTTCAACTCTGCGCGAGTGATCCGTAGCTTCTCGATCACGTTTGCGTTTTCTATATCCGCGACACCGGGGGTCCACCACAGGTCGAACGGCGATACTCGGTTCCATGTCAGCTTAGGTTTCTGTTGAACAGTTGGCTGCCCGCCGCCCTTCGGCCACACCACTTCTGGCATGACCTTGACAACCGGGCCTTTGATACAGGCGAATGGGAAGATCGGCAGATCGACTAGGAACTCAGCCATCGCATGATAGAAGCCGCCGTCCCGTAATAGCGTTTCGATTTTGCTATCACTGTCGCGGGCCTGTTGGGCAGCCTTCTTTTTCGCAGCGTCCTTAGCACTCTCCACCAATGCAGTACGCCGCTTGGTAACGTCCTGTGGGTTGGCAGGCTTGCCCGTGCGCTGCTGGATAATCTGCTGCTCAGTCTTAGTGAGTTGGTCGATAGACTGTATAATCTCCGGGGGTATCTCGGGGTCAGCAGGCGGCTTGACACACCACGGCTGGTCCTGCCCCAGATAAATGTCCCGCAGGAGGGATGAAGCTGCACGACACTTCTGGGCGACGAGCCGAGCATAGACTTCGGACCCGCCCCACTTCTTGATTTCTCTAATCTTTTCAGCATTATACTGGCCGTTGAAGGTCCGCAATGCAACGAGCATACGCTCCGACCAACCCGCAGAGGTATTGCGGTGGTTTCGGAATATCTCGAATTGCCCTTTGATGTACCCCGCGAGTGGAGTGGCATCTTGCTGGGGCGGCTGCTGGGCCTGCGCAGCGGCAGCATCCCGCGCTTGGAGTTGTTGCTCCAACACTGCTGGCGGAATGACTTGCAAAACCCCAGATTGACCTAAATCACTCATGCCAAGCCTTGGACGGATGGAAACTCTTGGAGAAGCTAGCCTTTATCAGCTAACAAAATCTTAAGATAAGTCGCGCTTGTTTTACCCTTTCTTATGTGTTATAGGCCATAAATCACTGAAATAAGGACCTATCTGTGACTGACACCGTGAATTTGCCGGTCCCCGCAAGGGACCTAGACTTGCACGAACTGGCCGCGTTGGCGCGGGAGGTGGCGATCAATATCGCCAACCTGCCGGTCGCGCTGGCCAAGTTCAAGATTACCGAGGAGCAATACGCCCGGTATCTGGCCATTCCGTTCTACCGGCAGGCCCTAGAAATCGCCATCCTCGACTGGGAAAAGATACCATCGGCGGAACGGCGTTTGCAGTTGCGGGCGCAAGCCGCTATAGAAGACGGGATGCATGTCCTCGCCGCCCGGATGCAAAGCATGGATGAACCGCTACCAGCCGCAGTTGAGGCGGGCAAGCTGTTCACCAAGATTGCCGGGATCGGTGAGACAGGCAAGACAGCCAACCCCGGAGAGAAATTCGTCATCACGATAAATCTCGGGGATGCAGAGCCGATCAAGTTCGAGAAAGACATTACCCCTCAAGCCCCGCCACCGAAGGAAATTGAGCATGAATAGGAAGCCGCGCATCTGTTACTTCGATATTGAGACTGCTCCCTCACTCGGATATTTCTGGGGCAAGCTGTGGGAGACAGACATTATCGAGGTTAGGCAGCCTTGGTACATGCTCTGCTTCGCGTACCAGTGGGAAGGCGAGGCCAAGATACACGCTCACTCCCTCCCCGAATACAAGAACTTCAAGAAAGACAAACAGGACGACAGCGCACTCATCAAGGACTTGTGGAAAGTCTTTGACGAGGCAGACATACTGATCGCGCACAACGGCGACCGCTTCGACATTCGCAAGACATACGCCCGGTTCGCGATGCTGGGTATGCCGCCGCCGTCACCGTCCAAGACCATCGACACATACAAGCAGGCCAAGCGGTGGTTCGACTTTGAGAGCAACCGGCTGAATACGCTGGGCAGGCTACTCGGGGTCGGCACGAAGCTGGCCAACACAGGGTTCGCCCTGTGGAAGAAGGTCATGCTCACCGCCGACGCAAAAGCGTGGGGCCTGATGGTCCGGTACAACAAACAGGACGTGCGGCTGCTCAAGCGCGTCTATCTCAAGCTGCGCCCCTTCATGCGAACGCATCCGAACCTGACGATCTACGATCACTTCGACAGGCCAGCTTGCCCGAAGTGTACGTCAGTCGATGTGGTCAAGCGCGGCTACCAGTACGCAGCCAAGTTGAAATACCAGCGGTTTCTGTGCAACTCCTGCCACGGCTGGTTCCAGTCAGGTAAGTGTATCAAATGATAAAATTCGACGCGACCCCCACGCCGACGATCAAGAACTTTATGAAGTCCAACGCCTTCGGGCGATTGATCGCTGGCCCTGTGGGTAGCGGCAAGACCACAGGCTGTATCGTTGAATTGTTCCGGCGCTCTATGGAGCAGGACCAAGCAGGGGACGGCTTCCGCTACACCCGCCACGCCATTGTGCGGCAGACATTGAAGCAGTTGAAAGATACTGTCCTCAAGGACTGCCGCGACTGGCTGGGCGAATTGGGCGAGTGGCGAGTATCGGAAAATACCTTCTTACTGAACTTCGGTGATGTACGCAGCGAATGGATATTCATCCCGCTGGAAGACGCACAGGATCAGGCACGGCTGCTGTCGATGCAGTTGACGGGAGCGTGGGGATCAGAAATCATCGAAATGAACTACGATATTCTCGCGCCGCTGTCAGGCCGTATTGGCCGATACCCTCGCGCCGAGAAGGGAACGCCAACGTGGAGCGGCATCATAGCCGACACCAACTTCCCTACTGATCTTACACCTTGGCACGATTTCATGGAAAATCCGCCAGCGGACTGGCAAATTTTCAAGCAGCCAAGCGGTCTATCCCCGGACGCTGAGAACCTCAACTGGCTGGTGCAGAACAAAGAGACGATCAAGTTGCCGATCAATCATCCGGCAAGGCTGGCTCAGGGGCGGCGATACTACGAGCGTCTGGTCGAAACCTACGGGGCGGATAGCGACTGGGTGAAGCGGTACGTCTATGCACAGTATGGCGAAGACCCGACCGGGGCTGCCGTGTTCAAGCAATCGTGGAATACGCAGTTCCACACCGTCGAGGACACGCTGCTGATCCCCGGCTACCCGCTCATCATCGCACAGGACTTCGGCAGGAACCCGTGGAGCCTGATCTGTCAGGTTGACCACATGGGTCGCCTGCTGGTACACAAGGAAGTTGCCGCCACCAATATAGGATTAGAGAAGCATGTCCTCGAACACCTCCGACCGGTGCTGTACAGTGATAAGTATTCTGGATACAAGGTCGCGGTTGTGGGCGACCCATCTGGTGTTGCGAAGGGGAACGTCTCCGAAGAAAGTTGTTTTGACGCGCTCAAGCGCATGGGACTACCAGCGTTCCCCGCTCCGACCAACGACATTGAACCGCGCCTACGAGCGGTGGAAGCCCTCTTGGGTCGGCAAGTCATGGGCGGACCCGCGCTCGTTGTAAGCCGGGCGGGCTGTCCCTTCCTGATACGGGCAATGGCTGGTGGCTACCGCTTCACGAAGACGAAGCAGGGGGGCCTCCGCGTTGTCCCTGAGAAGAACGATCCCGAGGGATTTTCGCACGTTGCAGACGATCTGCAATACGCCGCTCTGATCGCACATGGGAACCTAGGATTAGAAATAGCCCGCAGGTTGCGACCACGGTTAAAAACCCCCCGCTCGTCAATATCCTCAGCAGCATGGACATGAGATAGCCTCCCCAGTTATGGAGAGGCTACCACGTCTGGATTATTTTTTTCTTGCCCTTGCCATCGCGAGCATCATTCTTTTTTTGTCGAGGCGGTTGGGCTTGCGACCGTTAATCATCTTGGCTTGACGGCGACGGCGCTTCGCCGTGGAGGTAGCACACATTACGGAATGTCCTTGTCAGCTTGTAGGGTTTCTAGGCGAACTATCTCGGCACGGTAGCGAGCGATCCTGCGGGCGCGGCGTCGAGCAAAGTAGTTCCGCATTGTCTGACTTTCCCATATCTGGATCGTGTACCAGACGAACGCGGCAACTGCGGCAATGGGCGGGAAGAACCCGATCAGGGAGCCGAGGATGGCGGTCCCAGACAGGGAGTGGCCTATCCAGCCGATCCAGTTAAAGTCTTCCATTGCCCGGTCCCTTACTATCATGGTGGCCTCTCTCGGAGGGGTCCATTAGTATCTGCGTAAGGTTTACGCCACGTTAATTGATACTATCCTCTCCTGTCGGACATTGAACGAGCAAGTGGACCATCTGGTTCAACTCCTTCTGCCGCATGGAGGCGTGGTTCAGCAGGGACTTGATGGCCCCGTCGAGTTCCCTCTCGGGGTTGGCCTTGAACTGGTCCTCCTTGGCCATAGCCCGGAGAACAGTGCTGGTATGCAAACGACCCATCGCGGTGTGCAGGGCGAGACAGGTGGCGGCTACGTTGCCGAAGAACTCGCGCTCGACCTTGCGGTCGAAGCAGTCGATCAGGGTCATCATCGCTGCGGATTGCAGCGGGCCTATACTGTCGAACCCGATGGGCTGGGCGAGACAGTCAATTATCATCCCCTCGTCAAATAGCGGGCTAGTTCCCTTCGTCTTGAGGGGCTTCTTGGGCGGCGACCGTTTCACCGCCTTCGCCGGTTGCTTTTCCACTGACATAGTTGTTCACCATTTCCAGTATTTGTTTTCGCTGGACCGGCTCTATGTAATACCCACAGGCCCATAGGGTAGTGATCTTGAGGTTAAACGGCTTTAGGCGCTGACGCAAGAGGCAGATTACCACATCTACCATCTTGGGGTCCGTCTCCTCTTTGCCGGGTGGACGGCGGCTTTCGATGACTTGGTGCAGCGTTTCCTTGCTCACCTCGTTCCGGTTTATCAGGACGGCGAGGAAGGAAGCCTGTAGGCGCGTGATCTTGAACAACTGCTTGCAGGTGAAGATCAGGCTGTCGTCGTTGATGCGGTTCTGTCGGATAAAGACGGGCGAGCGGTCGTCGCGGCTCTGGCCGACCGGCCAGTCGTCCTTCGGCATCTGGACGATACGCCCAGAATAGATCGCTGTCTCAACGGCCTCTCTAATCGCTTCCGCCGTCTGCTTGAACGCCCTCGCCATAGCACGGATTGGTACGCCTTCGTCTGCAAATCGTTCGGCGTAGGGGACGAGTGCCGGTGTCAGGATTTCTTCGGGTAGGCTATCGGGGTCAGCCATGTAACTCTCCACGGTAAAGGGAGAGTGGGTCCAACAGGATGATACCCCCATTGGTCAACCACGCTATCCGCGCAGGACCTATCTCCCGCTGGACCCGTGACTGTTCTATCCTCAAACCCTTACACATCTGTTACCTTGCTACTCTTTCGGTGGTTAACAGACACTTAATGCTTTAAGATTGGGCCGTCAAGCGGTTGGATCACGAAAAATTTACTCGTCCTCATCCGGTTCTTCGTCCAGCCGGGTCAGGTGTCCGCCGCAGCGGCGCGTCGCGTACACGGGCGGCTCGAACAGGATTTGCTCGTTCACCTCATCAAAGTCCTCGTCCAGCAGGATGGCGTCCGGGTCCACGACAAACGCGGGCATCCGGGGAGACGGTATATGACGTATGTGCCTTGGCTTACTCATTCCTCATTCCATCTGCGGGGTCCCCGGTGATGGAACCGCAAGGGTATGACCGGGGACCCCTAAGCCCGCCCCTCTCGGGGCTGACAGCTTTCTCGACAGCCGCACACGGCGACCTCACGGGCTAGGCCCAGTAGCAAGGTATCATCGGCAATCGTAAATGTAAAGTTAATTTGGTTGGAAGGGCAGGTAGTAGGTAGGGAGTTCGGCGGCCCACCATGCCGACTTTGCACACACCGCACCCTCTCGGCAGCGGCTCCCTCCCACTCGGACTTCCGGGTCATGCCCAGAAGAATACCAACAACATCAGCGTCCAGAGCCAGTCGGCGTTGCCAGTGATGAACGCCAGCGGGATGCCGCTGAATATCACGGAGACAATAGCGGTCACGATCAGCCGATCCGTAATGGAAAGGTCCGACGATGGGCCGGGGATATTCGTCCCCCGGATTTTATTGGGGCTACGGGAATGTTTCATGCGGGACCTGAGAAGCCGGGGATGACAACGGTGGGTATGCCCTGAGTGCCGGTAGGGGCGAGCAGAACTACCGGCATCGTCCCGGCAACGAACGACGCGCCGGACACCTGCCTGTGTTCCTTGTTCTTGGACTTGCCGCCCTCGGGGCCGGTCGCGCCGGTCGAGAGGACGTTCACCGTCTTGAAGACGCTAGCGGCAGGCCCGGTGAACCCTGCTCCTTGGGCACCGGTAACAACTCGTACGTTCGTGTTTGCCATCTGGTCTGCCTCTATTGGTGCGGTGGACTACTGGATGCGGAAGTCTCCGACTTACTCCGGGTGTCATTTCACCGGGTCATCTAGAATACTACCCTCTCACCGCCCGTAGTGTTTGAGGCTCATACCTTAAGATTTACTTAATCGTTCAAGACGACGCACTCTTTTATATTCCTGATAGCAAGAGTTACAGTACGCCTTGCCGGGGCGCGGGTTTTCTTTTGCCCGCCCGCAACGTGGACAGTATCTCCCGTCACCTTTTCGTTTCGCGCCCGCTTTGCGCAATACCGCCGTCCCAATTCGGTCGGGCGCAACGGTCGCCCGGTTATATTTTGGGTTCTCTGACAGGATGGCAGCCGCCTCTGCTTTATATCCTGAGGCCCAGTCTGGGTACCATTTCACCTTTACAGTCGCGATTTCCTTCGCCCACGAACGGGTCGCGCCATGATGTGCTAACCGTCCGCCGAATGGATTGGTCGAACACCCAATGTATAGCAAGGTGTCATCGGCAGAGAAGAAGCGATAGACCGCGTGGGGGAGTACGTCTTTCTCATAGTGTTTCATTGATCCCTCCGTTGTATGTCCATACATAACACAAAAATTGCCATATGTCAAATCTTACCTTATATATTTCCAAAGGGGGTAGATAAGAAAGCAGGCCACTACCTCTGTCCATCATACCCCACGGGGCGAAATTAACCTTAACGGTTAACCCTAACGGGCTAGCGCGGGGCGCAAAAAGACCCGCCGCATATGCGAACATATGCGGCGGGATACTGTCAGAGTATGGCGTTACTTCTTGCTAGACTGTAACGCTAAGTCAACCTTAGTCCAATCAATGTCTTTCCCGGCCAACTCTGGCGCTTTCGCCTTCTTCCGGCCTTTGCCGTCATCCAGAGTAACAGAGACTTTGCCGAAATTGAGCAAAACGACCGGCTCCTCAGTCATTCCGCCTTTTACCGCGATCTGTTGCATGTAGGCAATGAAAAGATCGCGCTTTTTCTGATGTACCTCGCCGGACGCCTTTTGCTCGTCATAAAGCGATTGTGCCTTAGCATCCGGCAAATCGCCTTTTACATTCGGATCGAAAACCAAAAAGACGCGTCCGGGATTTTTGCTTTCTGGTCCGCTTACTGTAGTCTTTGGCATTTTACTGCCCTTTCCGCTTTGTGGCGGAAGCGGAATTGCTTCCGCCTACGCGGCTTGCCATTTCGGGCAAGCCACATTTATGCCATAATCTGAGAGGTATTATTAATCCTAGAGGGTCCGAAGGTGCTACCTTAATATTCAAAAGTGAGCAAAGGGGTGCATATTAAAAAACTACTATTTAAGAAGTCCTTGGTACCACATCATTACATCGCTGTTTTGGAGTTATAATATGATAATATGAACGCTAGGACGGAGCAATAGTGGAAATCTCTACCATCCCACCTTTTCACCTTTTTGCGGGAGCATGGAATAGGCAATAGCAAGCAAAGCGCCCTCTCTCTCTCTCTACTTGGAACAAAACATAAACATAAAGAAAAAGCCAGCAATCGCAAGGTGTAAAGGTTCAACCAGTATCAAAGGTGAACCAAAATTAGTTAACAAATCATTAGTCAGGGTAGAGAAAGTCAAGGTTGCTCCAGAAAACGGTTCATATTATCATATTTGCAATAATTGCGCAAAAAGACCGTTTCACGCAATATTGTTGCGCATAATATGAATAATATGAACACATTTGCGCCACATTTGAAGGATAAATTCACCTTTATTCTCACCTTTCTTGCATATAACTAATGCGAACCGTGCCCGAAATCGCAAGTTCGGGTCCGCCGCTCGGCGGCCCATGATCCACCGTGCCACTGAGGAGTATGCACAGTGAACCCCGGAACAATCATCGACTATAAGCGTCTAAGCCATGCTGGCACGAAAGTGCGCGGCAATGAGGTGCTTGATGCGCGTAAGCGCGTCAGTCACCGTCCGCAAGGCGTGATCCCGAATATCACCGCCCCTGTCCACGTCAAGTCTTTCACCGAGGAAATGGGCACTCCACGCAAGCAGTGGTTTGAGGGCATATGCCGCGATGTGGCCGAGTATCGGCGGCAGCGCACGGCAGACCGCAAGGCACATGAGGCCAAGCTGCTGGCCATGATCGCGAAAGCCTGAACATGAGCAATGGCCCGTTCAAGATTAAATGCGAGATATTCCAGAGCGGTAGCGTAAAACGCTACAAACACACGCTTTGGCTGTACAACTCGCAGATTGGTTTTAAGGTGGGACCGTCTCCCATCGCACCCGAATGGATGCGGCAGCGTCAAGCTGTCGGAAACACGTCTCATATCCTCGATGGGACATATCAGCCACCCAAGCCAGATGCGCCGGTCAAAGGCGTATTGCGGGCCACATGAGGGACTTCTGCACACAATGCGGCGCAGGCTTTCCCCCGCGAATGGGGGAAGGCTGCTGCATTGACTGGCAGAAGTGCCAAAGGGAGCAAAATTCAATGACGAAAATGGAGAATGATGTGTGGATGGCAGTGATATGCCTTACGTTCGGCATGGTTGCCGCGTGGGGCATATGCCTGCTTATGGTGCTTGGGAGGGCGGCATGAAGGATACCTTCCCATTTCATCGTACACGCGAGTATGATGTGCTGCTTGGCAAGCATATTGCCAAACTGCGCGTTGGCTGGGCTATCAACGCTGAGGGCTATATCAGCGGATTTGGCCGGTTTGGCGGCAAGGCTGGCAACGGCGCAAGGGCCATGCGCGAGATATGCCTGATTGCCGACAGATGGCAGCAAAGCCTCTCGCTGCGAGCGGACAATCAGCGATTGGCCGATTGGTACAAGCAATTCGACTTTGTGCAGCCTGACGACGACCTGTGGCTGTTTCGCAGCACATTCCGGCTCTCTCCCAAGAGAGTGCAGGCATACTACAATATGACCGAGGTGAACTATCAGGCGTATTCTCGCGCCCAGCGTCGGCATTACAGGGAGCATCCAGTCCATGAAGCCGTTTAGAGGCGTACTGCAAAGCTGGGGCAAGATACCCGGCAAGCGTGTTCGTGGGCGCATTGTCCACGATAACAGGCACAATCCCGAGACTACGGAGTTTGCGCCGGATCACCGCATCGAGACTAGCAAGGTGACACGGTTAACGCCCGTTCTGGGTAGTGACTTCGCCATTCTGGAGACTGACAACAGTTTCTATGTGCTGATGGGCAAGGAGGTGTACCATGACGACCGCTAAACGCCCCACTCGGTATGAGGTGCGAAAGCGCCGCAGGCTGCGAGCATTGCGCATTATGCTCAGGCAGGAAGTGAGTATCGACAGAGACGAGGCACAGGCGTTCCTCAATGGCTGTGGCATAAAGCCCAGACATTGCAGCCTTGCACCCATCCATATGCGCGTGGTGGACTGGGACGTTCGCGGCAGACAATGACAGACATGCAAACATATCTGGTGCGTTGCGGCGACGGCCACAAACGCACTAACATCGTAGTCCATGCGGATTACTACAAAGTGGAGGGCGGAACTCTGACGTTCCGTATGTGCAAACATGGTGTGGGGCTTGGGGGCTTTGCAGCTTATCCTGAGACAATACGCTCATTCGCCGCTGGATATTGGCGCGACGTTGAGCGTATTAAGGCAGATGAGGTTGCCATATACGAGGCCAGCGATGAATGAAATCAAGGTAAAGTTCAACAAAAAAGTGTTCCTGCATGGTGATAGTGCAGGAATAAACGAGACATTTGCCAAACTTGTAGAGTTTGACAAATACTATCCAGCGGTCATTAGCGACGTTGGATCGTTCTATGCGCTGCGTGTGAAGGTGTCAGAACACGACACAATACCGGCGCATCGTGAGGAGGTGCATCCATTTGGGCCACTCAACTTGGACAAGTGGATACGCCAACAGCGCAATGAGCAGTGGAAGGCTCGTCTTAAACTGCGGATCAAGGCGCTCACTGAGGAAATGGAAGCGTTGGAGAAAGCCGATGCAGCCGCCCAATGATGACGAATATGAGTTTGGCTTCTTTAGAGGACTGTTGTGGGCCATGCCGCCCACGATCATCCTTTGGGTTGCGATCATATACGCTTGGAGTAAGCTGTGAAACTCACTCGCAACGAGATAAACGCGGTCGCTACGGCTGCCTTGAGCGGCATGTTTCCAGTTAATGCACTGTGGTACAAGCAGTTCTTTGGCATCCCGCATGGCCGCGCAATGGCGCTAGAACGTCACAGGTTCAAGCCGGTGGATATTCGCCGGATAAAAGGTGCATTGGAGCGGGCACATGCTCCAAAGGGCGCAGGAGAGGTGCAAATGAAGTGCATAGAGGAGATAAAGACACGCGCGATAATGCGGGTGTCTGATGCGTCAGCGGCGGAAGTGGTAAAGAACGGTACTCACCGTTATGTGCCAAAGAACCGCTGGCGGGCTGACAAGCGCAAGCATGAGGCGGTACAGGAGAGCAACCCATGAAGGGTGGGGACAAAATCCGCGAAATACTAAAGCAGGAACGGCAATGGTCCCGCTCCTGCCGAATAGCATATGCGAATTACCGCATGGGCACAGCCGCCAACGCTGAGGAGCATCGGCTGTGGGCATCGGTACTCGCTGCCAATTCCGGTAGCGAGAACACAGGAGGTGCCGATGTTACGGCGCAAACTTGAGTGCATGAACTCCATGCGCGAGTGCAGTGGTCACAGCGAGTGTGACTATGGCTGCTATGTGGGCTATAATTGGCCCGCTATCATCGTGCTTGGCGTTGGTATGGCGCTGCTGGCGTTCACCAGCATCATCACCTACAATTCTTGGTACAACTGGTAGAAAGGTGGGAGCGTCTAAGGCGGCGCTCCCATTCACCATATGAGCAACATAATAGAGTTTCCGGGGCCTAACCGTGCTACCCGCAAAGCCATGACAACAGAGGCTTTGTGTGAGGCAGAGTTAGGCTTTACCGATGAGGAACTCGCAGACTTGAGAGAGGCGCTTAACCAGAGCAATAGGGCGCACCTCATAGAGAATGTGCGTAAGCAGTGTCTAGCCGTGCGTGTATTGTTGAATGAGTTGCTGGATAGTTACCATAATACCTAATGTGGCCCTGCCCGAAGCGGCAAGGCCCGAACGAAGCGAGGAGCATATCAGATGCCGTTCAGAATAATGCTTGTTGGTACCAAGAATGATCCGCTTTGGTATCGTGGAGAGGGTGGCAGTATCCTCGAATTTGAGGATGGGGCCGCTGCTCAAGCCAGAGTGAAGGAGATTGCCGCTGCTGGGAGTGACCAGAAGTGGAGGGTCAAACGAGTTGTGGACACGCGCTGGAAATCGCGTGAACAGCGCAAGTTTGACGATGGTACCTACGAATATGTACCGTGGGAGGGATCGTCATGGTGGGGTGCGGTGCGCCACATACATGGCCACCATTACCCGCATGTGTCCCGTTCCATGCCGGGTATGGTCGCTTATACCGAAAGCCCGGACAAGGGCATGGACAACAAGCAAACCCAGATCAAGCCGGGACGGTATCTGGAAAAGTATTTTGCCGAAATCCTCAAAGTTTATGGCCTCAGCATCAAATCGCTGGCCACTCAGTATGAAAAGGACTATCGACCTCGCAAGGTACACTTTGCCACTACAGAGGACGAGGTGCAGCGTGTGTACGAGAAGGGTCCACATAGCTGCATGTCGGACAGGCCCCATCGTGTCAAGCATGGCTGGGGCTGGCCAGTTCCCGGTGCGTGGCCAAATGGCGTCCATGCCTGCCGGGCCTACATCACTGATGAGGACGGGTTGCAAGTCGCATATCTCACTTCCAGCGATGAGCCGGGTGGACGCATAGAGGCGAGAGCCTTGGTGTGGCCGAAGAAGAAAACGCATAGCCGTTGTTACGGCGCAGAAGCGGCTTTGCGGAAGGAATTGGGCCTGTTGGGCTATACGCCAGAGGCTCCCATAGGGGCGAGGATACAGCGCCTCCCAGTGGACGTTCACGGGACCATGCTGTTTATCACGCCATATATTGACATAGGCCAGCAAGCCGGGGCGGGCGCAACTGCTGTCAAGGACAAGAAAACGTATCTTGAAATTGTCCTTGCAGAACCCGGTACCTATCCTGCCAATGCGACAAGCGGCCTCTGTGGCAGCAAACTAGACCGTAATATGCGGCCCATTACCCACAATGTCGTCCACTGCCAAATGTGCAACGATCACACTGATGATGTTGGGCCGTTCTATCAAATCTATATGTCCAGTGCTGGCTCAGACTTCCAGATGTGGTGCGAAGCGTGTCTGATGCGAGACGGCACCGATCTAGCCGGTACGCCGCGTGGCGCATATCAATGCCATCAGGACGGGCGGTACTATTCCCGTGCTGCGTTTCCTCCGGTAAAGATGGATGACGGCAGTATATGGTCCCCGAGGGCGTTCAGGGCGCATGGCTTCACCTGCAAGGCCACCGGCAAGAACTATCCCGCGCAGGAAGCGGTGCGTATGTTCAACGGTGACAAGTGGCATTTGCGCCATTTCCGCGCTAATGGCTTTACTTGCTGGTGGAGCGGAGAGCATTACCCCAACGCTATGAAGATGATAATGGCAGAGGGCAAGGCAATGGCCCAAGCGATATTCATATCGCAGGGCTTCACCTGTGAAGGGTGCAGCCGAAACTGGCTCAAATCCAACAGATCGAGAGTACGCGGCCTCTGCATGGAGTGTGCCAACAATGAGTTGCGTATGGACGCAAGACTTGCGGCGTACAAGGTTCCTAATACCAATGAGGAGTATCGTTGTGACTGACATTAAGAAAGACGACACTCCACCAAAGCGGTCGGACTGGTGGGTTACGGAGAATATCCGTACTACGCCAGAACGCACGGCTGCGGTGGATCAGCTAATCGAAATGCACACCTATAAGCGGGTGGCATGGAGCAAGAGTGAACGCAAGTTCATCCACGAATTTATTAAGCCGATCAAAGGCATAAAGTTCGACAAGTTCGGCAATATGAGCGTTCGGGTGGGTAATTCGCCAATCATGTGGTCCAGCCATACCGATACTGTCCATGAGAAGAAGGGCAGGCAGCGGGTAGGCTTCGACGATAAGGAGATTGGCATTGCCTCCGAGGATGACAGCGGCAGCACTTGCTTCGGTGCTGATGACACTGTGGGCGTGTGGCATATGCTGCAAATGCTGGATGCTGGCGTTCCCGGCCTCTATGTGTTCCACCGAGAGGAAGAAGGTGGCCGCAAGGGCAGCAAATGGATCGTAGAGAACGACAAGGAACTGCTGAAAGATATTAAGTTTGCAGTTGCCTTGGACCGCAAAAACCACGACAACTTCATCACCCATCAGATGGGCGACCGCTGTTGTTCTGAGGATTTTGCCAATCAGTTCATTGCGCTCCTCAATGCTGGTGGCACTCTTAGCTACAAGTCAGACACCACCGGCTCATATACCGATACCGCATCATATGTGGATCATATTGGTGAGTGTACCAATCTGTCGGTAGGCTACACCGGGGCACATAGCAAGTGGGAGCGGCTGGATATTGAGCATTGCTTCAAACTGCGCGATGTGCTGTGCAGCCCTGAGTTCATTGCAGGGCTGAAAGGGCTGGATATGAAGCGCCAGCCGGGAGAGAAGGAAGTCAAGAAGGCTTACAGCTACAATGGCCATAACTATGGTGGTGGTGGTGGCAGCTACTACAATTCAGCCAACAAGCGGTCATATGGCGGTAATGCGTGGACCGCCGAAGAACGGGAGTTCTGGGACGAGTGGGGCTACCGCGATGAAACTCGCCACAGTGCCTATAATGGCTTGCCCCTCCGGGAGAATAAAGGCACACAAAGCGGTACACAGGTAGGTACGGGTGTCAGCAAGATTGGCGATATACGCCGCATTGGCGGGAATGAGGCTAATCCTGATGGCAAGCCGGTTATCATGCTGCCTGATCTGCGGAAAGACCCTCCCAAGCCGGATACTGCTGTCGTGCCACCAGCCGATGATGACAGCGAACATGATACAAACTACGAGCGTCTGATCCAACTGATCCAGCGCAACCCGGAAGCAACTCTGGAAATGATGTCAACTATAATTGATGAAAGTCCAGAGACGATTGCGGATATACTGGATGCAGAAGGGATGAGCGAAAAGAAGTTCATCGACGAAATTGTCCAGATGTACGGAGTTTGTAACTGCTAGTTGCTTTCCCACTCTGGGGCCATATCGCCCCAGCAGGGAGCGCACCTAGGCGCATCCCTCACCATCCCGGTGAGTAGTTGGTACCAACCAAAGGAGGTGTTCAGATGAACACAGCAAAGGTTATTGATCTGCTCGAAAGTCTCTTGAAGGAAGTGAAAGGCAGCGCATGTGTTGCCGCCACGCCCGTCAAGAAGGGCAACCGTACGCCCCCGCGTACGGATTATCGCGGCGGTAACGCCGTGCAAGACTTGACGGACGTAGTTCGTCGAGCCGTGCGGCTTGCCCGCAACGGCAAGATGCTCTCCAAAAAGGAGCGCAATCTTGCGCGGAAGGTGGTGAAGGACGCTAAGAAGCGTCATGCCATCGTCAATACCAACGGGGTGGACGTGTTCACCCACGCTGGCCTCTAGTGGGATCGCCCCGCACAGCTTCCAACCTGTGCGGGGCACCATTACCATGCTGGTATTCGTGTTGCCATCGTCTAGCGGCCTAGGACGCTTGCCCCCTCAGGTGAGAAACGCATGTTCAAATCATGCTGGCAACGCCAATATCAGCTTGTTCCCTTCGTCTAGCGGCTTAGGACGCTTGCCCCCTCAGGTGAGAAACGGTGGTTCAAATCCATCAGGGAACGCCAATCTAGTGGAGACTTGCTATGCCTATTAATAGGATAATCGCGGACTACCAGAACAGGTATCTGGATGAGCAGGTGCATGTCCGACAAATGTTGGTCCGAAAGACACAGGAACAGAAGGAGACTGAAATGAGCATGACCAGAGCAGACTATCAGGACATTGCCAGTGTCCTCGACCGATGCAGGCAATATGCCAAGTATGGCGCTCAGAAGGAACTGTGGAAAAATACAGTCCATGAGTTCCTGACGTTCTTTCAGAATACCCGTGGCAACTTCCAGAGCAGTAAGTTCATGGAGGCTTGCGGCGACGTGGACTTGGAGCAATTTGACGGCGAACGGCAACGGCAGCAGTATCCAGAAATGGAGGGTGCGTTGACAACGCACCGTAGCGGTCGTGTTCGCGTCAATCCCGTGCCATATGGACGGCAGCAGACAGTAGCCGCCCCGCCGCCCCAACCGCCAGCAGCGCCATATGATGCGATGACCCCCGCTGAAATTCGTGCCGAACGAAATCGGATTATGTCTCGAATGGCACAGGCTGCCGCACCGCCAATCATGGCGGAAGTTGGGGCTTTATCGCAGGCTATATGGAATGACATTATACCCACGCCAGTGACAATACCCAGCCTGCCGGTAACAGCAGCAGAACTAGTAAGGGATTACGGTTCTCGGCTGACACGCGATCACATCAATCAGGCGTTACTGGCGGATTACAATACCGCTGATGTGGCGGAACCGCCACGGCGCATTATGGATGAAGGCATACCTGAGGAAGAATTGTTTGGTTTAGATGATGCCGCTGATGCTGCCGATGATATGGCAGCGGAGGAGTGAGGAGCGAGGAATACAGCGGCTAGTGTCGCAGGGTTTGTCTCCGCTTTCCCTGTGACACACGGTAGCCGGTGCGATTGCTCCTCAGCGCACCGGCTACCAGCAATCTTGACTATGAGGAGCGTCTATACTACGTTCGTGTTGCCTGCTGAGGAGCAGAAACACATGGATAATGGACGCTCGCCACCGGCTGTTGTTTCTCGACTTTGAGACGTTTTACTCAGACGAGTACAGCCTCCGTAAAATACCGATACCTAATTATATCCTCGATCCTCGCTTTGAGGTGCAGATGTGCGCCGTCAAGGAGGGGGCTGAGGACGCATATGTTATTGACGGTCCAGACTTTCCCGCCTTTCTGGCCGGGTGCGATCCAGCCCATACAACCACAGTTACCTTTAACGCCCTGTTTGACAACAGTATTTTGGCGTGGCGCTACGGTTTTGTGCCTGTCCGTATGCTCGACGCTATGGGCATGGCCCGTGCGTTACGCGGGCATATCTTGCCGAGCGCATCGCTGGAGCGCGTCGCAGAGACACTGGGAGTAGGCAAGAAGCTAGGCACACTGGTCAAAGTCAAGGGCATGACCCGCCAGCACATCATTGCGGCGGGACTATGGGACGAGTTCAAGACATATGCGGTTCAAGATGCTGAACTGTGCGCCAAAATCTTCTTCAAATTGTACGCTGAGTTCCCGCAAAGCGAGCGTCGGTTAATGGATTTGGTGCTGCGCTGTACGGTGCAGCCTCGCTTTCACGGAGATACCGAGTTGCTGGCCTCCCATCTAGCGGAGGTGCAGCTACAAAAATCCAACCTCCTCAAAGAATGTGGTGTTACCGTGTCCGATCTTATGTCATCGGACAAGTTTGCTGCCGCCCTAGAGGCTCGCGGTGTCACTGTCGAGTACAAGACTTCCGCTACTGGCAGGCAGGCTCCTGCTTTTGCCAAGACAGACCAGTTCATGGCCGATCTTGGCGATAGTGATGATCCAATAGTGCAAGCCCTAGTCGCTGCCAGATTGGGCCATAAGTCCACCCTAGAGGAAACCCGTACCCGCAAACTATTGAGCATAGCCAATCTGCCGTGGCCGGGACGCTGCGGCGGTACGCTGCCTATTCCGCTCCGGTTCGGAGGTGCCCATACACAGCGCCTATCCGGTGACTGGGGCATGAACATGCAAAATCTGCCTAGAAGCGTCAATAAGGCAAGCAAATTGCGGAAGGCGTTGAAAGCGCCAGCCGGTCACAAGGTAGTAACCGTGGATTTGGGTCAGATTGAGGCCCGGCTGGTCGCGTGGCTATGCGGTGCCAAGGGACTGCTACAGCAATTCGCAGACAAGCAAGACCCGTATGCCAAGCTGGCAGAGGAAATCTTCGGTTATCCGGTAAATCGTAAGGTAAACGTGATAGAGGGCTTCATCGGAAAAACCGGAATTTTGGGATTGGGTTACGGCTGCGGCGTGGACAAGTTCTTCAACATGGTCAAGATCATGGCTAGGGGGATGGGCATTGATCTTAAAGGAATGTGGACATTAGAACTGGCGAAGAAGGCCGTTGATACATACCGGCGCGTCAATCGCCCAATACAAACTACATGGTATCTGTTAGACCGCGTGTTGCGCACTTCATGGCTGGGCAAGACCGCCCCCTATGTATTGGGGCCGGTCACAATCGGTCACGGAAAAGTGACCGGGCCGGGCGGGGTCACTATGTCCTATGACAACCCGCGCTACGACGCCCTGACCGAAGAACTATATTACAATTACGGTCGCCTGCGCCATAAAATCTATGGCGCTAAGTTGCTGGAAAACATCATTCAATTTCTTGCCCGGATAATCGTCATGTGTGCGGCTCTCCGTATTGCCGATGCCGGGTATAACTTCGTCCTGCAAGCACATGACGAATTGGCGTACATCGTGCGGGATGACGAAGTTGACAAGGTTAAGGAATTGGTCCATATGGAAATGACCCGGCGACCGTCTTGGGCACCGGACCTACCCCTAACGGCTGACGTAGGTGTTGGCCAATCGTATGGAGAAGCCAAGTGAGGTGTCCTTATTGTAAAACCGATCAGCGGTTAGAGCCGACAACTGAATTGCAGCGGCAGCAGTGGCCCGGCCCAATCGGAGCCTATCTCTGCTTGTTCTGTGATTTGTTTGTTGACTTGGAAGATGCACCGCCACGGAACTATAAGTCCCCCATGCCCGGTGTCTGGACAGGAGAACGCGAATGAAAGTCTATCTAGCTGGCCCAATGCGGGGCTACGAGAACTTCAACTTCCCCGCGTTTGACTTTGCTGCCGCCAAATTGCGGTCGCAAGGCTTTGAGGTGTTCTCACCGGCAGAGCGGGATCGCGAAGCCTATGGTGCGGACATTGAGTTCAACAAGACCGGTGACGAGAGCAAGGTCGTCAACGCAGCATGTACCATAAATGATTGCATGTCCGCAGACTGTGAATACATCTGCCGCCATGCCGACATGGTGTGCCTGTTGCCCGGTTGGGAGAAGTCCAGCGGTGCCAATGCCGAACTGGCGCTGGCCAAGGCTCTTGGATTATCCCACATGACGTTGGGAAAAGCCTACGTCAATGGTAACTAGATTTGAAATGCTCGAATGGAGCAGACGTAAAGCAAAGGAACGTGCTATGACGGCGATGCCCGTAATCGTGAGTAAGCCAAATGACCCGAAAGAAGCGACAGTACTACCAACGGATGCAGCAGCGCGTAAGGGTTTTCCTATCGCTACTGGCGTTCTCGACTATTTTCCTGATGCTCTTTTGGCGGTAGCCGAGGTATCGCGGATCGGCAACGATCAGCACAACCCCGGACAACCGCTTCACTGGGCGCGTGGAAAATCGCAAGACGAAAGCGATACCTTGATCCGGCATTTCTTGGAGAGGGGTACTCGCGACAAGGATGGTGCCCGCCACTCTGCTAAGCTGGCATGGCGAGCGTTGTCCCAGCTACAGAAGGAAATCGAAGCTGAGCGCGGCGACGGCTATATCAGTCGTGGGTCGCGCAAGTGATCGTGGTCCTAAATGCTATCATTGCCGCCTGCTGCTTTGCAGTGGGCGGCATAGAGTTCTCTAACTGGCATGTGCCCGGTGCCCTTGCTTATTGTGGGTTTGGGATCGGATACATCGGATTGACGTGGTTATATGCAAGCATTAGCTAGACCAAAGCCGTTCGCATGGTCGTTCAGTCGTCTCAAGAACTTTGAGACGTGCCCGCTGAAATATCAGCAGGTTGATCTGGTCAAGGCGTTCAAGGAAACCAAGTCCACGGAACTGGACTGGGGCGATCAGGTGCATAAGACGCTGGCGGGCGTACTACTGGGCCAACTGGCGCTTCCCGAGGAAATGAAGGCGTACCAAAAGTGGGTTGATAAGGTCAACCAACTGCCGGGCGAACTGTATGTCGAGCAGAAGTACGCCATCAACAGACAATTCAAACCGACCACATACTTCGCGGACGATGTGTGGTTCCGAGGTATTGGCGATGCCGTCAAGATAATCCATAACCGTGGCGTGATCGTTGACTGGAAAACCGGCCAGATCAAAGCGGATAGTGTACAACTGATGCTGATGGCCCAATGCTTGTTCAGCCACTTCCCCCAGTTGGAGGAGGTGTACACCATGTACATCTGGCTCAAAGAAGACGCCAAGACGGTTGAGACATTCACGCGGCAGGACCTAGCTGATGGCTGGCTGGGGCTATACGAGCGCGTTGAGGCACTGGAAGGTGCAACCAAGGCCAACAACTTTCCCCCAAAGCCGAGCGGCCTTTGCCGTAAGCACTGCCCGGTTGCTACCTGTCAATATCACGGCAAGGGAGCGTTCTGATGCCTTACATAAAGCAGGAGCGGAGGGATGCTATGACCCCTACGCTAAAGCCGTTCCCCGACACCGCGAAGAATTGCGGGGAACTGAACTACGCGATCACGCTTCTCCTTATCAAGTACTGGGAGGAGAAGGGCGCGTCGTACCAGACGATCAACGATATTCATGGGGCGGCTTCTGGTGCCCTGCATGAGTTCCAGCGGCGTGTCGTTGGAAAGTACGAAGACCAGAAAATCAAGGAGAATGGCGATGTATATGCCTGATATGGACGACCCGCACTACAGCGATTTGCACAACGCTTATTTCTGGTATGACGAAATTGGCGACGTGCAGGGGCCGTTCTCGACCTACAAGAAGGCCAAGAAGGCCCGCGATGCCTATGCGTACTGGCTCGATCATGGTCCAACGCTGTGGCAGCGGTTCTGGTGGCCTATCCGGTGGGGCTTTCTCGCCCGTTTTACCGAGCGTCTTTCTTCACCCGGACAACCGGAGTGAAGTCGTGGCGAGCAAGTTCAAGGAACGTCGCGAACAACTTGAGATAATGCACCAAGAGTTACGGTCGCACGGTATCGAGCATTGGACCGAGCGACCGATCAACACCGGCCATGTCTTGATAAGTTTTCTTGACAAGGACGGCAACGTACGGTCACTGACTATTGGCGGGAGCAGTGACCGCAAAGCACGTTTGCGTAACCGCTCGATCTTGAGACAAATGCTAGAAGGAAGACGCTGATGTACTGGGATCGTGATCCAAATCCGCCGCCACGGTGGGGCGACCGCTTGCTCTGCGTTGCCTGCTCTGCCGTGGCTTTCTACTGCTTGTTCGAGGTATTCCGTCATGTCCCCTGATGATGACTTGACGATACCCGACTTCCTAAGGAGAACGTATGTCGCTCCCCCTGTTGCATCTGTTACGCCAAATGCAGATGACGCCGAGAATTGGCCTCCGCTCACGCCAATCCCGCAACGCCCGGCTAAGGGCGTCGGGGACGGAACCCCCGCCAAACCCCGTGTATCTCGGGGTAAAGCGGGCAGCACGGTACCTGAGGCGGCAAGGCGTCGCCCCAGTTTCTATTAAATCTCCACGCGACTACATGAACCGCCCCCAAAGGAGGGCTTATGATAATGCCAACTAACGAGACAGCAGAAGCGATTGCTCGCTCTGAGCGCGGTGCAGACCCGACTTGGAAAGAGGAGGTGTACGACCTGATTAAGCGTATGTCAGACACATACAAGGAGTTCACTTCGCAAGATGTACTCCGCGAGGCGAGCAACTTGGCGGCTGATACGCACGACTATCGTGCAGTCGGGCCGCTCATGTCCAAAGCCAAAAGAGAAGGCTACATTGCCTTTTCTGGCAGCTTTACTACGGCTGAGAACCGGCATGACGCCCCTATCCGCATATGGAATGGGCTAGGCTGGCTGCGCCAAAACAATGTCCACGCCTGAGGGTAAAGTCAAGGATTGGGTCAAGAAAGCCCTTAAGGAGTTACACGCTGAGGATGGGTACAGCGTGTACTCCTTCTGGCCCGTCCAGACTGGCATGGGGGCATCCACACTGGACAGCCTCCACTGCATCAACGGACACTTCGTTTCAATAGAGACGAAGGCGTTAGGCAAGACCATGACGGATCGGCAAGAGACTGTCGCCACCGACATGCACAATGCAGGCGCGATAGTGTTCGAGGTTGACAGTAAGGCCAGTCTCGCACATGCAATGAGACTGATACGGAAACAATGTCGATCATAGTCTCCAAAGCTACCCGCCGATTGGTCCTGCCGCCCCACGCGGCAGTACTAAACCTGTTCCCCAGTGCCCCGCGCATGGGGGAACAGGTACTCGTTCATCATGGGATGCCGGAATACCTGTTACTTAAGCATATCGGGATCAAGGTCCCGCATCCCATGCTGACCTACTACGACTGGCATGGGGGCAAGCCGTTCGGTGTCCAACGGGCTACCTGCGGCATGATGACAAGCTGCCCCCGATCCTACGTTCTTAACGATATGGGGACCGGTAAGAGCAAGGCCGCCCTGTGGTCGTGGGACTATCTGAACCAGAACAAGTATGCCAAGAAGGTCCTGATTGTAGCCCCGCTATCCACCCTACGGTTCGTATGGGCGCGGGAAGCGTTCGCGACGGTTCCTGATCGCAAGGTGGCAGTTCTGCACGGTACGAAGGCTCGACGGATTGAATTATTAAACTCCGACGCGGAAATCTTTATTATTAACCATGACGGTGTGAAGGTGATCGCGGACGAATTATTAAAGCGCGACGACATTGACACCTTGGTACTCGATGAATTGGCAGTCTATCGTAATAATAGCGACCGCTCCAAATTGATGCGCAAGCTGGCCCAGCATTTCAACTTCGTCTGGGGTATGACAGGCAGGCCGATGCCCAACAAGCCGACCGATGTTTGGTCGCAGTGTCGGATAGTGACACCACACACGGTACCCAAATACTTCAATCAAGTCAGAGACATGCTGATGACCCATGTCAGCCAGTACGTTTGGGTACCAAAGGATAACGCCGTGGATCAGGCGTTCAACTTCATGCAGCCGCAGGTGCGATTTGCGCTGGACGATGTGGTTGAATTGCCTGAGTGTATATCCCGTACCATAGACGTAGAACTCAGCCCGGAGCAGGCCGAAGCGTACAATAAGATGGCCAAAGCGTTCCAGATTATGATAGCCGAGAAGAAAATAACGGCGGTCAATGCCGGTGCGGCGATGAATAAATTGCTGCAAGTGTCGCTGGGCTGGGTGTACACCAGTGCGCCAGAGTTCGTCAGCATACCCAACCGTCCGCGTACGGACGCACTACTAGACTTAGTACGTTCGGCTGCGCATAAGACCATAGTGTTCGTACCATACCGTCACGCTCTTGCCGGTCTGTCAAAAATCTTTGAGAACGAGGAGATTGACCACGCAGTCGTACACGGAGACGTGAAGGATCGCGACCGGATTTTTAACCTATTTCAAAACACTTCCCGCTATACTACGCTTCTGTGTCACCCGGAATGTGTGGCACATGGATTGACACTGACGGCAGCGGACACTACTATCTGGGCTTCTCCAACGGCATCGTTGGACATTTATGAGCAAGCCAATGCCCGCATCCGTCGAGTTGGCCAGAAGCACAAGCAACAGTTCCTCCATTTGCAGGCGACCCCAGTCGAGAAGAAGCTATACAAACTGTTGGGTGGCAAGCAAAAGATACAGGATCAACTCCTGTCTCTGTTTGAAGATGCAACCGAAAGGAGAGAGTAGATGGAACAGTGGTGTGGAATAGTCGGCACAGGGCTTCTGTGCGGTGGGATACTGACCGGCAGCGTGGGTGTGTTTCTGGCGGGTCTAATCCTCATAGGTGTTTGGTGGTGGAACAAAGGACCCGGTGGCCCATGACTGATATTAAGGAACGTGTGACGCAGTACATTGCGATCCGCGACAAGATCAAAGCACTGGAAGCTGCTCACAAGGAGCAGTTGAAGCCCATGAAGGAAGCTCTTGAGCAACTGGGCGGCGTCCTCATGCAGTTTATGACAGAGACGGGCAGCGACGGCATCAAGACTGAGGCCGGTACCTGCTACGTCACAACGCGCTGGTCAGCAGCCCTCGCTGATGCCGATGCGTTCATGCGGTTTGTGCGCGAGACTGGTAATTTCGACTTGCTAGATCGCAAAGCAAATGCTACAGCCGTGCGAGACTATGTGGAAGCAAACACCACACTGCCGCCCGGAGTGAACCTGAGTTCTATTCAACAAGTTGGCGTTCGACGGTCATAGAAAGGATACCCCATGACCAATGCTGTTACCCCGTTTGCTACCAGTAAGCCCTCTGCCGCCTTCGTGTCGGCTCTGGGTGCTGCCCCGCAGGAGAGCCTAGCCGAAGGGATCGGCACCAGTTACGGCGTCCTGCATTACAAAGGCAAGGTGTGGTCGCTCCGTTATCGCGGCCAGTCTTACGTTATTACCCGTCCTGATGATGGCTCGCCCGCCAATTCGGTGGACTTCATCATCTTGCGGCAGGCTCGCAATAAGTCCAAGTCCTTCTATGCGAAGTGGGACCCGAATACATCGGACGGCGAGCGTCCTATCTGTGCGTCCCTAGACGGCATCACGCCGGATGAGGACGTGCAGAGCAAGCAGGCGAACGCTTGTGCAGTTTGCCCGCGTAACACTTGGAAGACTATGCCGGATGGTCGCCGCACTAGAGAGTGTTCCGACTACAAGCGGCTGGCAGTACTGCTACTGCCGACGCTGACAACGAGGCTCCTCGGGTCCCCCCTCTTGGAGCCTGTGTTCTTGCGTATCCCGCCTGCGTCCCTGAATGATCTAGGCACGTTTGGTGATCGCATGAACGCGATGGGCTGGCATTACTCGTCCTTTGTTACGCGGGCATCCTTTGACCCGACAAGTGAGTACCCCAAGTTCAAGTTCGAGGAGGTAGTCGCTTTGACGGATCAAGAGGCTCCGGTGGTTCTGCCCATGCGCGATGAGCCGCAGACGTTGCGGATCACGGGTGAGGACAAGACCAGCGCAATACCGGGTGCTGCTCGCCCTCAGTTGGGGTTTACTCCACAGCCGACAGGGCTGGCCATCGCGCCGCCTGTTCAAACTGCGGCTGTGCTGACGACCCCGACCCCATCTACCGCGCCCCCCGCGCAGCCCTTGGCCACCCCTACCCCCCAACCAGCCCCTACAACGACTGGTTTGGGTTTTGCGACCGCTGCATCCCCTTCTAAACCGGTTGTCCCAGACACCGGAGAAACAGTAGAGAGTGACAATGCGCTAGACGAGAAGATCAAATCCATACTGGGTGTCTAAATGACCCCGGTACAGGAGTTCATGTCTCGTATAGTTCCGTGGCCGGGGGCTGATGCTCCCGGCTACGTCAACTTGCATTGGCGGGCGAAGAACACGCGGGAGCCTGACAAGAAGTACTGGGGTGGCAAGCCGACCCGGACAGTCACGGACTTCCTCAAGGCAGCGGCATGGGCATCACAGCGGGACTTCATTGAGGACCTGTACTTTTGCACGTCTCTGCAATCGACGGCTGGCAAGAATACCAAAGGCAACTCGACGGTGGCACGGTCGAAGGACCTAGCCATATCACTCCGGGCCATATGGCTGGACGTGGACGTGAAGGAGCCGCCCAAGGGATATGCTACGCTGGACGACGCTATGGCTGGCGTGGCCAAGTTCATCATGGATGCAGAGTTGCCGAAGCCCAGTGCGCTGGTAGCGACAGGCGGCGGCCTGCATGTGTACTGGATTAGCGACCGTGATCTGCCGGTAGCCGTGTGGCAACCGTATGCGGACGGATTAAAATTCCTCGCATTGAAGCACGGTCTGCTCTGCGATGCTGGTGTGACCAGCGATGCCGCGCGTATCCTGCGTGTGCCCGGCACCTACAACTTCAAGCAGGACCCACCTCGCCCAGTCCTCGTACTGGGTATCAAGCCGAAGGAGTTGGATTATGACTTTTCGCGTCAACTCGGGATGCTACCCACACTGGTACCTGTACATGCTGCTCCACGGTCAGTTTCCTCCATACTTACGGGGGGACCCAGCGCGTTATTCTCGGCTCTCCAAACAGATAGTCTATCAGCAGGCATCGAACGCGATGAGACGCCAATCGACTGGATACCGGTCGCGCAGCAATGCGGCTTCATCGCGGAAGCGATCAAGACGGGTGGCAAAGATTACAGTCAACCAATGTGGAACCTCTCCACTCTAGCTGCAACCTTCTTGGAGGATGGACATGCTCTTGCTCATCGAATGGGGAGGAGCCACCCCGGCTACACTCCTGAAAGCACCGAAGCGTTATGGGATCGCAAAGTTCGCGAACGCAAGGATCGCGGCTTGGGATGGCCCTCATGCTCAGCTATTCAGTCTGCTGGCTGCAAGTCGTGTGCAACCTGCCCGCATTTTAGTAAAGGGAAATCGCCCCTCAATCTCGGTGCCCCGGTCCAGAAAGTTGAGACGGAAACCGGTGAAGTTTCGCTTGTTCCTGAACCCGAATACGCCCTGCATCTACCCTTCGGATACAAACTCAACAAAGAGGAGCGTATCTGCAAGATCGAAGCGGCGAAGGGTAAAGCAGGCGAAGCGGGGGAAACGGTAGAGACACAACTGTTTCACAACAAGATCACTCGCCCTTCGGTAGAGGGGTCGCCTAAGGCTATCAGCTTTACGGTGACTACCGACAAGGGGCGATCTGAACGAGTTACGATACTAGCCCAAAATATCGTGAACTCGACGCAAATGTGGACGATGTTGCAGGCACAAGGCTTGCTCCCGATCCCACGGCAACGGGCAAATTGTGAGGAGTTTCTCATGGCATGGTTAAACAAACTACAGGAAGCAAAGGCCGCGTTGGCGTCCACTCCCTTCGGGTGGTGGCGCGACGAGGAAGGTGCCCGCAAAGGGTTCGTGTACGGTGGCACCATTATGAAACAGGACGGGTCTGAGGTACCCAATGGGCAAGGCGACCGCAATCTGCGGGCGTTGTACACCCCGAAGGGAAGCCTCAAGCCGTGGTTCGATGCGCTGAAAGTCATCACAGACCAGAAGCGACCGGACCTAGAGGCCATCGTGGCAGCGGCGTTCGCTGCCCCACTGGTCGTGACCCCGGCAGAGTATAGCTGTATGCTCGCCGTCTGGGGTCCGTCTGCGGCGTTCAAGTCCACTGCGATGAAGGTTGGCCTCTCAGTATGGGGCCATCCCAAGTTGACCAAGGAAGTCACCAAGTCAACGGCTCGTAGCGTCCTGCACAAGATGGGCGAGACGAAGAACCTGCCGCTGTACTGGGACGAAATCCGCGAGGACACCCTACAAAATCTGTACGAGGTGTTCTTCGATGCCACGCTGGGTGTTGAAGGATCGCGGCTTACGTCACAGGTTGTCCAGCGGGACAAGGGCGACTGGCAGACCATGATGATAACCGCGTCCAACTATAACTTTGTGGACTATTTGATAAACATGCAGAAGTCCACGGACGCCGGTATTCACCGGGTCTTTGAATACGAAATGACCGCGCCCCCCGATCAGGGTCCGGGCATCATGTCCACGATGGAGGCCAGCCGCATCATGCAGGAGTTGGAGAACAACTACGGCGCGATGGGGATGAAGTACGCCAAGCTACTCGCTCTCGATCCTGCGGGCGTAGACAAGATGACCAACGAAATCTGCGAGAGTTTCGCGAAGGAAGTCGCGCAGACGAAGAAGGAACGGTTGTGGGTGTCCACTGCCGGGACCATCTTGGCAGGTGCCAAGCTGGCGAACATGCTGGGTGCCACGTTCGATGAGGTTGCCCTGCATCAGTTCTTGGTCAAGACGTACTTGGCCAACCGGGAGCGGCGTAAGGAAGAAGCGTTGGAAGGTGGGACCGCCATACACGTTGACGAAATACTGGCGAACTTCCTGCGCGATAACCGGGACCACACGATCTACACTGACACCTTCCCACATGGTAAAGGCAAGCCGCCGTCTATCACGATCATCCATGCTCCGCAGATCGACCGGGGCAAGGGGGTCAAGGTACACTTTGCGGTGCATGACAATCTGCTGCGGTTCTCTCGGACTGAGTTCAGGAAGTATCTAGGCTTCCAGAAGATCGGCCCGGCCTCCGTCATGCGGGGTCTGAACGAACACTACGGCGCGTTCCCGGCCAACGCTATGCTGGCTGCGAGTACGCCGTGGGCAGTAGGGCAGGCCCATCTGATCTGCATCCCGGTTAAGGAGGGTACACCGTTGTTTGAACTGATGACTGCGCACAGGCCAGTAGTGGAGGCTCCTAGTGGACTTACGATCCAGCCCGCAGCCGCATCTTAACGTCTGTCCGTTCTGCGGTGGCGGCGAGACAAGCGTCGAAGAAAAGCACTTGTCGCCCCGCATGGATGGACCCGGTGCGCTGATAAGCGTAGCGATACGGCATTGGTGTACGCCGTTCCCCGGAGCGGTACAGCAGTTCAGGGAGTGTAGAGGAAGGGATATGGACAGTGCTGTTGGTGCCTACAATAGAACTACAGCCACCGAACAGCAGTCCACGTCCCCGCAAACGCGCCCATCGCCACCGGGATAACCATCCAGTGGTTATCGACCACGTTGATAACCATGACGGTGTTGCAGAGCATGATCCCAGCAGCGTAAAGACCGGCCATCGTTGGCCGGTTTTTTATTACCGATTTTGTATATAGAGCAAACACTACGTCCATCAGGAACATCGAGACAAAGGCCATGATGATCTGGGTCATTTGTGTAACCTGTATCCTTCCTTCTTGAGATAGAGGCGGCATTGCTTGTACAGCCAGTAGGTCCGACCGGCTGCATTGATTTCCCACGGGGCGTTCCAGTAGGCGTCGTTCTGCTTCATAAAGTCTCCGGTATAGACCCGTCCGTTCCATGCAGTCCCTTTACCGGTTTCCTGCATGGCCCCGCTGAGGTACTGCTCAACGTGGATCATTTCGTGCGCCAGATCATTCAACACTTGATAGGGTCCAGTCAAGGGGGAGCAGCTTATAGTGAACCTGTTGCGCCGTTTCCGGGGCCACATTTCAGCCCGGAACTTGGCAGCCTTTTCAGTGAAACGCAGGTGGACGTTGAGGTTCTTTAGGTCGCGGACAGTGATTAGCTTGCGGGCATAGAACCGCATAGCCTCACGCACGATATGGTTGGAGAGGGCCTTCGATCTGCCTTTGATTTCAATCCGCACTGATGCCCCCTATTTATGATCGAAGTAGTCACACAATCCTCCAAACCGTATCACTCCTGCTACGGCGGTACATGATTTAGGGGGGCGGAACATTGTACAAATCCCGCAATGCTCGGACGGAGTGCCGTCGCGATAGTCAGCCTCGGCTTTGGTGGACTTCTTATCGGAAGCCCAGCCGTCTTTGGTACCGTAGTCGCGCATGGTCAGCCCTTTGGCTTGACCGGCGTCAGGCATTTATCGCCTGTCCGCTTGGCCGGGGACCCTTTGGAACCGTAATCTTGGTTCTGCTTGTCTGTGCGGAACGTGTCCGGTTCCTTCATAAAATCGCGGGTGCGGCCCAGAACAGGGCCGCCAGCGGCATATGCGGCCCCGAAGGTGCCGTAACTCTTTGACCTTGCCATAGATGGCCCCTTTACCGTTCCGCCCTCTCTGTGGGCTTCTCCGGGGAAATGCCCCCCGTTTGCGTAGTACAGCTTGACTTGGGCGCTGTTGAAGTGCCTCCCGGACGGGGAGGTATAGTCGTTATCTTTGACCTTCTGGAATGGCATAGCCCGCCTCCGTTAATGAATGGTTTACTGGGTCACACTGTCGTAGAACCGTTTGAGCGGGTCCTTCTCGGACTTCATTTCCTGCCGCCGCGCCCGCAGATCGTATTTCGCCTTTAAGTTCTTGAACTTAACGGCGCTGTCGGTCGGGTTCGTTATGCCCAACAACTGGTCGCGGATCACGCCGGGGATGCTTTGTTTATTCTCTGTTAACCCGCCAGCAGCGAGGTTATAGGGGGCCACCAGCCCTCGGGCAGTGAACTCCGCAGCCGACAGCGCAGCGCGGCCCAGCGCCTTCGGGCTGCCATGTGCAGCCTCTTTAATATCCTCGGGCTGCACGATAGACCGGCCAGCGAAATTCTGATTTCGCAACAGCGAGGTGACAGTGTTCGCCAGCGGCGGGATGGTAAACGTGTCCCGTAGCGCCTGCCCTATATCCTTCTCGCCCACGCCTGCCCTATAGACATTGGTCGGGATAGTTAACGGTCCCATTGGCCGCACCTCGGCGTCCTCGTTGCCGGTGAGAACCTGAGCCACCTTGTCCAAGCCGCCCTTGACCACTGTCCCCAAGAACGCCAGCGCGGCCAACTGGCCTAGCGCATCCATGCGTTCCTTCGGGGTACCCGGCTTCAAGGCGCGATTGAATATATCTCCGAAGAACCGGATCACGCCAACGTGATAAGGTCCAAAGGCCATAGTCGCCGGGTCTGCCATCAGCTTGGCCATGAAGCGGCCACCCTCGCCGGACCCCATGAAGTGAGTTCCGATCTTGTAGTTCGGGATCAGCTTCTCCACCTGTGCGATAGCGGCTTCGCGGCTCATACCTTGAGCCTCGCGTTCCAGCACCGCCTGCACCGGGATCATGTCTGCGCCTGTCCACATATAATGGCTGGACTTATCGTACAGGTTCTTCACGAAGTCGCGGGCAGGGACGCCAGCGATCTTAGCCAGTAACTCAAAGCTGCGGCTATTGGATCGGATCACCTGCCCGGCTGCCTTGCCCAGCCGTTCCATGTCAGTGCCTTGCATCCCGGACATTAGGGTTAACCCCTTGTCCCGCAGATCAGCAATCAGATCGTCCTGTGCCAGCACGGACTTCATGGCGCGGGCGCTAGTTTCGCCCAGCACCTTGTATGCGTTCGGTTTGAGCCACTCGTTGCCACGGGCAGCAAAGCCAAAGCCACCTACGTTCAGTAAGTGCATGGTCGGGAACAGATAGATCAGCTTGGTCACGCCCTGACTGATCTGGCGTACCCAGTTGAACGCATCGTCATGGAAGCCGGGCTGATGGTAGTCATCCAAGAACGCAGCCAACTGCTTGTCCATGTACCAGTTCTTGAAGGTAGGCATCTTGGTCTGTACCCACCCGTTCTTGTCAATGCGCGGGTCCTTCGGATCGGTCGTCGCGTGTGCCCGCCACTCCGGGTCTTCCGCCTTCATCTTGCCGAAGTACTCATGCTCCAAGCCGAAGTTCACCAGATCGCGCATATTGCGGGCCAGTGACAGCGGCAGGTTGCGGGCGTACTGTGGCGGCTGCCCGTTCTCTAACAGGGCATTGTCCTCGATAGCTTTTATTGGGGCCTCGACCATAGTGTACCGCTGCCCGTCAGGCGCGGTATAGGCTTTACCCTGCTCGAACGTAAAGGAAGGGTCTTTCACGCTGGTAGCTTTGTGATTGTTCCAGAACGCGAAGCCTTCGGGCGACGGCGTGATGACTTGCACCTTGCCCTTTTGCGGGCCATCTGCATACTCTAAGCCATTAAAGGCGCGTTCCCGCATGGAGCCGCGACCGCTTACCCGCAGGTTACGGGACAGCATTGGGTCATCGCTACGGCCAGAGAGGTACTTCTGGTACTCGGCGCTATTTGGGCCGTTCAACAGGACGCGCCCGGTATGGTTCTCGATCAACTGCCCCATTTCCTCCGGGGCAATCTCCTTGACGTTATGCGCCAGCACGTCCTTAATGTCTTCCATCGGCTTCAAATGCATGTAGTAATCCGCCCGCAGATCGGCAGGCAGATCGTCTATACGATTGTCAGCCTTGGCCTCGTACACCTCAGGCGAGAACAGTTGCGGGTGGGTCTTGCGCAGTTCAGTCAATTTCTGTTCGGTCTTCTGCACGAAGTTCTTACGGGCACTATCCATTTCGGTCAGCCGTTTATCCAACGCCTTGGCGTACTCCGGGGCAGACCGGATCGGATACGGCTTCTCCGGGGAGACGGCTTCGCTCTCGACGCCCTCACCTTCCGGTGTAGCCTTCACGCCATAGGCTTCTTCCAGCGTCGGCTCGCGGCGCGACGGAACTTCTTTCTGCGGCGGCGGGTTGATTTCGCTTTCTGTATTAGCAGCCTTGGCTTCCTCTACCTTCTTCAAGCCTGCTTCCAAGATCGCCTTGTTTGCCGCATCATACCCCAGACTGTCAGACGGACGCGGTATCTTCTTGCGGGCCATAGGCTGCATCTTGGTCTTGAGCAGTTGCGCTTCGATCTGGGCGAACTTGGCGTCTCGCTCAGGCCCAATATTCAACTCCTCCAAGGTGTCAGCCAGCTTGTCGTATTTCATTGAGCGCAGCTTATCGAGAACGCGATCTTCTTTCTGCTCCCGCTTTAGACGTTCTCCGAGTGTCTCCTCCGCAGCCTCAGGCTCGGCGGCAACAGCTTTCTTAATCAGAGTGGACTGCTCTGTCGTCTGTCCCTTGGCGACGTTACGGGCAGCCTGCTTGATCTGTGCATAGTCAATGTCGCTCTTGGCCTTGCCCTTCTTCGATAGCTCGGCTTCCATCCGGTTGTTCTTCTCGAACTCCGCATAGTCCTCGGGCTTGCCACGGATCAGCAGTTCGTCGCCTTTGAACTTTTGATAAGGCTCAACGGGACCGTTCTCGGGGAACTTGCCCTCCAAGAAGTCTTTGGCATGACGCTGCAAGCGCCACGCGGGCGGCTTGCCCAGCCGCGCCATTTCGTAGTTCTCAACAGGCAGCTTCCCATTGCCGACCAGTTTGGCGGCTTCGATCAGGTTCTTCCTGTCTGCATCAGTCAGGTTGCTGCCTTCTCGATTGGCCTCCTCTATCATACGCTCAGCTTCCTTCTTGGCTTCGGCCTTTGCCGCGCCCAAGATTGCCTGCGCCCGATCCTTAACCTGCTCCTCTGTCTCGTTGGCTTTCGGTGCCAGCTTCTTATCCGCCAGCAGCCGGTCGTTAATATCGTGGATGCGGCTGTACGCAATCGCATCGGAAGCGTATTTTGTTCGCACCTTCTTACCAGTGGCCGGGTTGAGGTAGTTGTCCACTTCCAGCTTTTTGTATGTCTCCGGGTTGCGTACCCTGATGTTCTTCAACTCGCCGGGGGCTTCACCCGTCTGACTGTGCATGGCAGCCCATGTACGGGCAGCGGCTTGCTCACGCTCCTGACCGGGGGGCAGGGCATCAATGTTGTTAGCCAGCTTCGCCATGCTCTTGTCGCCGGTAGCCCGCAACGCCTTGATGGTTTTGTCGGACACTTCGGTATTGGTGTAGCGGCCCGGACGAGGCTTACGTTCCATCGGCTCTGCACCTTTCGGCGCAAAGATGTTCATCATCTTCTCGAACTCGGAAGCCGGTTCTTGGGGGGTAGCTTCCTTCACGGGAGGTTCTTTTAACGCACCAGCGGGCTTCTCTGGGAGAGACAATTTCTGTTTCGGCGCTTTCTGCTTGCTTGCGGCAGCCGCCTCCGTTGCAGCGGGAGGTGGTTCAGCCTTCGCAAGACTTATCTCCCTCGCCCGCTGCGCCAACGGATGCTCGGGGTTCGCTGCTATGAACTGGGGCGAATTGGTTTCCACATTAGGCGGCCTGCGCACTGGCGGCATAGGCCGACGAGGGGGCGCAACCGGAGCAGGCTGCGGAGCCTGCGGTACATCAGGATTAGGGCCGCTACCGAAGTCGGTACCGGGAGGATACATAGGTGGCGTCTGTTGCGCCTGTTGAGGTTGCGGCTGTTGCTCTGGGCGCGGAGTGGCCGCAGGTTCTTTGTCGCCGCCAATCGCTGCTTGAATAGCAGGATCGTCAGCCATAGACTGCACAACGCGAACAGATTGCTCGGGCAAGTCACCGGGTTTCACCGGGCTGCTGCCTAGGTCAGTTCCCTCAGGATACAAGGGGGGCGGTTGATTAGGTGCATCTTTATCCTGCCGCGTCTTGTTGCCTGCGCTCTCCGTCACACGGAAGCCGCTGAACGGTTGCTCCTTGGTGGAGGGAGCAGCTTGCGATGCGGCACTATAGTTGTCGCCGGTTCGGACGAACGGCTGTACGGCATCCTTGTCAGCCTGTGTCTGTTCCGGGGTTTGATCCGGCTCTCGCTCCGGTCGGATCGTTTCGTTCGGCTGAACTTCTTTCAGGTTCGATAGATCAGGGCGACCGGCAGGGAAGTACTTGCCAGCAAAGTCAGCGCCATACTTGGAGAACCTTGCGGCCTGCGGTTCGGCCCACCCTCGCGGCTTGCTGAGTAACGCGCCGCCCGCCGCCTGTACGCCAGCCTCGGTCCAGTCAATGGGATTAGGTCCAGCCGCCTGCTGTGCAACGTCGATAGCACCCATACCCGCGCCCATCAGCAAGCGTTGCGCCAGCTTGGTGGACAGATCGCCAATACGGAATGTCGCAACAGCAGGGGCTAATTCACCGATGTTGGAAGAAAGAGGGTTCTCCTGCCGGTTAGCCGCCCGCTGTTCTGTATCGTTCAGGCCCGCTGCATCGAGTGCGCTTTCCTGTAATTTACTGCCAACATAGGCACCGGGGATTGCGCCTAGAGCGCCACCGATGATGCCGCCCGCTACGGTACCGATACCCGGTGCGACGGCAGAACCGATCAGCCCACCAGCCTCAGCACCGGCCAACATGCCGGGAGCGCCCGCAGCAAATGGAACAACGGAATGGGCCGCCTCGCGTAGCCCGCTGGCAACCATACCCTCAGGTTGAGGAGGAGCCTGTCGGCGTTGCGGGGCGGGCTGGTCAACAGGTGTAAAACCTGCCGACTGTAACTGATCTAGCGAGTATCCTTGATCTGACGATTGCTCAGGCGCAGGCGTGTCGGCAGGGGTGAAGCCAGCCGATTGCAACTGCTCTAGAGTGTAGCCTTGATCGTCAGCCACCTTAGCACCTTATCTCTGCTGCGGAACGAATTTCCCGTCTGCCGTCTGGACGAACGTGTGTAGTTGTCCATCAGGTCCGCGCATCACCTGAGTAACCGGGCCGCCCTGCGTCGGGGCGTTCGGGTTAGTCGCCTGTTGTATCTGAACCGGGGACGATCCCCGGTCTTCTTGCTGTTCACGCGCCGAGACGTGGTTGATCGTATCGAGAGCCTGCTGCATCAACGCAGGCGGCATCTTGCCGATCTGACCAGACTGGACGTATGAGTTGAACTCCTTGCTCAGATTGCTTTCGCGACCCATATTCACTTTCATGTCCGCGATCTTTAGCGCACGGGCGGTCATCGCCGCCTGTGTACGGTCGTTCATCTTGGACTTCATATCCTGAATGGTCATCTTGTTGCCGCCGACCAGTTCAGCGATCTTCGTCTTGTGGCCCCAGATGGCTTCGTTTTCTTCCAGCTTGTTCTGGTGCTTGGTTTCTTCTTCACCCTGCGACCGGACATACTCGGCTCGCTTTGCAGCATCGCCAAAGATGTTCGGATACAAACGCCACGCCTGCTGCTCTGTCTCTTTCGAGAACGGCTGCACAGGAGCGTTCTTATCCCCTTGCCCCTCTGTTGGAACAGTGGTGGCATCAGCTTCGCGTTCAGCGTCCTTCGCTTCCTGCGGACGCGCCTGTGGCATAGGCACCGTACGCTTCGGCAAATCCTGTTCTTCTTCCTCGGACCCGATCTTTGGGCCGCCAGACAAGGCCGTACCAACACGGCTCGCCATTGACGGACCCGGTGGGGTCGGGAACGGCTGATTGACTTCCTCCTCGGAGAAGCCACTCGCTCCGCTTGGTGCCTGCTTCCGCAGGTTCGTATCCATTTCTGCACGGCGAGAAGACGCATCTTTCAGTGCGCCTGCAATGCCGTTATTCCATACTTCATCGTACTGACCGAGGCGTCCGCGCAACAGACCGATATACTGCGGGATGCTTAGAACCTGATCGGCAATGGTGTGGCCAACACTGGCCAGTGCGCCGGATATATCTGCGCCACCAGTCTCAGGGATTGCACCTGACGGCTTATCAGAAATAGGCTGGGCGTCGTTACCGTTCGCATCTTCGACAGAACCACCATCATCGAACCTCTGGGAAGATGAACCACTAGAGGGTCCGATCCTTTTCACCTGTACGCGGACACCGCCCTGTGCAGGTGAAAAGTGGACGCTGGTACCATCCAACACGTTATGCATGGCATTGGTAGCCGCAATCGTGGACTGAGGGATATTACCCTTGGCAGCTTTAACTGCGGCGTTTGTCTTGTTCAGATCATATTGTTTGCGCAACGACTGCAAATAGGACCACGCGGCGTCAGGCCCATGAGACTGTGCCAAGGTGGCAGCGGTCTTGATCTTCGCCATGTTCGGGTCAGCTTCTCCGCTCTGATGTTCGAGTTGCTGCGCCTGCGGGATCGGCATTGCGCCGCCGCCTTGGATCAGGTTCAGTATCCGCTTGACATGCGGAACCATAGCGTCAGCAGGTGAGGGAGCGCCACGCATAGAATTACGAATGTTATCCATAGTAGGTATGCCACCTTGCCACCCGCCATTAGGATCGTCCTGAGGCTGCGGCTGGGCCTGCTGTGGTGCCTGTCCCGGCTGATCGGGAATTGCGCCCTGCTGGTCATCATCCTCTACTGCACCGCCATCATCGAAGCGGTGTCCCTGATAGGTACCCGGAGCAATCGCTGTACCGCCTATAGCCTGCCCGCTTTGAGCCGGGTCTTGAACACCAGTGCCATTGGTTGGCACGGTCGGCGTGGGCGCACTGGGGCTAGCCGAGGGCATAGGCTGTGACCGTGCAGCCGTCGCTCGCTGACGGGCACTGGCCATGAAATTCTGATAAGGTGTTCCAGTAAATGAAGGCGGCGTAATTGTGCCGGGGGCATTGGGAACCAGCCCGCCACGCGCGAACGCGGGAGCCTGCGCTCCACCGGCAGACGCACTTTGCGGCATCTGCTGGGATTGTCCAGTCAGTCCGTTGATCTTGTAACCGTGCATCATCACATCGTCAATAGTCTGCAACGCAGACGCTAGACCATCGGTATGCTGGTCCTGTGCAGCCCCCTTAGGGACAGCACGGCCATCGTCAGTGTCGTCGTTCACAGCACCACCCTCCGCATATCCGTAGTCCAGTCCTTGCCAATTTCCACCGCTGTCATATCCGCCGCTCTCATCTGTCTCGTTGCCGAGTATCTCCCCGACCGGACTTGGGTTCTGCGTAATGCCACCTTGATCGTCGTATCCTGTATCGTCCGGGGTGGATGACTGTTGTCCACTATCCATCACCTGATTGCCGCCCAACTGATCGGCCAGCGATCCTTGCTGGAACCCGTTGTTGGGGTCAGCTAGGCTCGCCCACCGGTTGTCATCATTCCCGCCGCCCACTGCATTGGCGACCTTGCCAACGCCTGTGCTATTGAACCAGTCCTGTGCATCAGCGAGAGGACCAGTGTCTATTGCGCCCGACCTACGGAACTGAGAATAGTCCATTTACTGCCCCATCGGTCGAGAAGCGAACCGTACCGGGCCTTGCGGAGCGGGGGCAGGCTTGCCTCGCGCCCCGGCCTTGGCCAAGTTCTGTCGCGATTGTGCGATCAACTTCTGGAAGAACTCTTGTCCCTTCCACAGAGCCACGTCCTTTGGAACAACGAACTCGTCGGCGTTCACGCTGGCATGAACATCATCAGTTACCTGCCCGCCGCTCGGGCTGGCAGACTTCGGCACGAAGCCGCCAGTCGTAGCGTTCTCAGGGATCGCGCCACCGGTAGCGAACCCGCCGCCGTAGTCACCGCCGTAGTCACTGTAGTCGTTGCTGTAGCTGCCTTGGTCGTACCCTTGATCCATCGCGCCGCCGTAGTCACCGCCACCGTCAAACGCGGTATCATTGTAGTTGTAACTGTCGTTGTAGTTGGTGTTCGGGCCGCTATCCCAGCCGCCCGTATCCGCCACCGACCCCATATTGTAATCGGATACAGGGTCTTGACCGATCCCATACCCATAGTTGTTGCCGTCAGTTGCTCCGTACGAACCGAAGTCCTGCCCGCCGCTATTGTAGTTCCCGTACTGGCTTTCGTAGGGGTCGCTCTGACCGCCTGCGTATATGTCATTGTTCTGAGAGAACTGGCTGTAATCCGGCCCGCTCATCCCATTGTAGCCGTCATCAAAGTTACCCCATTCGCCACTTCCGTAGTTCGGGTTCTGGGTCAGATCAACCACATTCTGCCCGCCGCCGCCATATCCGCCTCCGTACCCGCTGGTCGTAGGAGTGCCCTGCCCGCCACCACCGTGGTTCATGGCGAAGCTGTCAAACGGACTGGGCGTAGCGCCCCCAAACGGATTGCTCGGGGCGGGTCCACCGCTTGAACGGTTGCTGCTACTCGGGTTCGGCTGTGGTCCAGACGAGGTACCGGAACTGGAACTGCGGGTCGTCTGCCCGGTGGGCGGGAAGCGATCCTGCATGGCCGTGTTCAAATATGCGTTCGGCAACTGCATCAGGGCCGTACCGGCATTGGTCTTGCCAATGTCCAAGTTGCCCGAAATACTGTTGGCTTGGTTCGCTTGGTTCAGGAAGTTCGCGGCGATGCCGGGGAACTGTATGCCATAGTCCAAGGCGTTCTTCTTCAATCCCAGTGCCGTCTGCTCGTCGGCCCGGATGCTCGACGTGCCCGCGCCCGCAGCCGCCGCAGCGCCCGCAGTCTTGCCGGATAGAATGTCATGGGCGTATCGTCCGCTGGACGTGTCTATGCCCATGCTCTCCAATTTCTGGGTAGCGTCATTTATTGCAGACTGGTTGGCCTGCATCTGGTCGCTTTCGGCCAGTCCCGCGTTACGCGCCTGCCGCGCCGGGTTGGCGTACTGGGCAGCTTCGGTGCGTAAGTTATTGTAATCAGGCATGAAATCGTTTTGGAAGGCTCCCGCCGCCTGCTTTGCGCCGGTAAGCGCGGTATCCGCCGCCTGCCCCAGCTTGCCCATCAGGCCGGATATATCCCCGGACAGGCCGTTGAACACGCCCTGACCCCAGTTATACATGGTATTTGCGTAATTTGTGGCCACCCCCGCAATACTATTAAGTATGTTCTGGGTGATAATCTCCTGCGGGTCAACCGAGGGGGTACTCGTAGAGTTGGACGATGAAAAACTGGACGACATAGGTGCCCCCAAGGCGCTGTTGTTATAGAAGGATTACCGCATCCTTCTTTATCAATCGTTAACGATTTAGCTGGTGAAGGGAAACGGCCCCCCATCCAAAGCGGGCATCGGCTTGTCCCAGTGCTGAACCTGACTACTATTCTTACTGATCGGAATGTGTATTTTCTGGGTGAACTGGGGTTCATTAGACAGGGTTATTTGAATGTCTGTCCCATTCAGGTGCCCGTTTTTGTTGTTTTTTTGTAGCCATGCCCCGATTAGAAATAAATACCCTATCTGCTGAGACGTGAACTCTGTGAATGATTGGTTGGCCCATAACTGGTTGGTTATCAGAATATAAGGAACTGGCAGAGAAGCAGCTTTGTCAACCAATGTCTTCCGTTTCGAGATCGAGTTAATATCATCCAGATGCAAGTGATCGGCAAAACTGAGATAACTGAACGCCGATTGGGACCCTGCTGGTGTACCAAATATCTCCTGTGCGAAAGCATCCCCGAAGAAAATATTGGCGTTGCCTACTGAACTGTCAGGGACTTGCAAGCCGGAAAAGGCTTCGCCCGCGTTCACGATTATGCCCGCGACCGCGTATATGTCGTTCGTTACCCAGTGGACCGATTTTATCTGGTCCAAGAAACTTTCGGTATAATCAGCCATCTTGACCTTGATATACCCACGTCTCGCCGGTCACGCTGTCTGTCATCGTGAGGTTCTGGACACGCGAGACAATGACGAACTGGGATGGATCGTCCGGGTTCGTGATCTTAACGTCCTTTCGGGTGATCGTCTTCTGTATCCATCGGCCAACCTGAGGCGGCTTATTCGGCTTCGGAGGTATCGTGGTGCCGCCCTGCCCAGTAATGTTGGTCACGAAGCGGTTGTTAACCACAGTCACGCCCGTCTGCCCCGTGAGATTGCGCACGATCTGCGAAAGCGCATTGATAGCCCGCAGAGCCGAAGCCAAGTCCGTCGCCTGTGGGATCGGCGGAAATTTGGACGGGTCCGGTTGATCCGGTTTGATGATCGGTTCGATACTACAGATCGGTGCATTAGGATCAGACATTACGCAACTCCTTGACTGAGGTTGCCACCTGAATGTTGGATATGTTCACGCGGCCCTGTATCTTCCACTGCCACTCCTCGTACTTCTGGCCGCTTCCGATCCGCAGCAATTCCGCGTTAGTGCGAATTTCGCGGGTCGTGATGAGGTTGCCATCCCCGTACACATAGACGATGCCATACTGGTCCGGGTTCAGAGTATTCCACGCAGGATCATCTGTAGCCAGTTCTTGGCGCGTCGGGTTCTGGGCCGGGGTCCCCGGTGGTATGTTGAAGAAGAACCGCATCGCAGAAAAGTTCTCTTTGTTTTTCTGCTGGTATATTTTGCTCTCCCACATATACGGTTGGATAACCGGGCTTGGATCGCTAAAGTCATAGTAGTACACTGCTCCATCCTGCATGAGCAGCGTGACGCCGCTCCACGGATCGTTCCAGATGTTGTCAATGTCGAAGCCGTTGGGCGCGGTCAGTGGCATGAAGCCGATGCGATGCCCGCCCGGCTGCGGCCAGATGGTAAAGCTGGTGGTATCGCCCTGCGACAACTCCACCGCAAACCCTTGCTGTGCAACGCTATTGTCGCCGTTCTCCGTCACCCCAAAGGCGAAGTATGCTGCGGCCAGCGGAACGGCATGGACGTTCTTCTGCGGGGTCAACTGCATCCACTTCTCGCGGGTGATCCATCCCTCGGTGACATTGTTGGCAATCTGGGAGTTTGGGTCCACTTGGATCAGCCCGGCTTGGGCTTGATAGAAGACCGTGGACGATCCAGATATGATGCTGCCGCGCGACAGTCCGGGGTACGGAGTAGCGGTCTTGACCATTGACATTACCGAAGGGTTCACGCCGGTACAGATGTACGGCTCAGCCCCGGTCACGACGATAGCGGAGTTGCCTACAACGCCTACTCCCACAATGGGAAACTCGGTCGTCAGCACGTTGCCGGGCGGCCACGCATGGGGGTTATATGGCTCGCAGAACCACAACTCGTTGCCGCGCCATCCGACGATCATGCCGTTCGGCATGGAGATAATGCCCGACAGGCCCACCGGTGGCGGGAACCAGTTGGTGCTTTGTAGCTGATTATTCAGGGCTACAACGTCATCACCCTGCGTGTCACGGACCTGTCCGGGGCCTTCCTCTACAATGGTCCCTTCCAATACGCCCTTGGCGGAACTGACAGCTACGACCTTGTTAGTCGCCAGATCGAAGTCACAACACCAGTAAAATACGGTCTGTCCGGTCGTACCGGGGACGGTGCGATATAGCCTTGCAGTGGTGATATTTCGGTCCTCTCCCATATCCTCCGCTACGGGTGCCCACATGGTTATGAGCCAGTTACCGTTGGACCACCCATTCAACAAGGTAGCTGGGCTTGGCGCACTTTCCTCACCATACGCTGTCACCCAAGTATAGACGTAACCGCGTGTTTCTAACACGCTGGCCGTCTGCAACGTGGCGAACAGTTGCACGTCAGGGATCAGGAACTCAACAGTGAACGAACCGGGAGGGCCGTTGTCAAACGTGTTCGACATACCCACAACGCCAGCATTGTTATCTAGGTCGGAGAGAACCCACGGCACAGACGTATCCATCATCATGCCGATCCAGTACTGCGTGTTGGCAGTGACGCCGACCGGCGAAGTGAATGTGCTGACAACCGGGGTACCTCCGGTTGCGCCTGTGGTAACGAGGCCGAAGCCCAGCAACAAGCCGGGTTTGCCTGTACCGTCATCCCCATACACAACGCCCGCAAAACGAGCAGCTAGCGGTTGCGGATCGGGGATCGTAGAAGTAGGCGTCATGGTTACGTCCACGATAGTCATGTTCTGTGTCGGCAGAACAGGGACGAGGACTATCTGGTTCGCCAAATTGGTAAAGCTGCCGCCTGTATTCAGTTGCAGGCCCAGCGTAGCGGAGTTGCCGCCCGCAGAAGTGGTCACTATAGGAGCGCAGCCGGGAGGATTGATACCCAGCAGATACTCAGGCAAATGCTGTGTGATCCGGTCATAGCTGTTGTACTTGGGTGGCAAAGACGGGCTGGCCCAGTAGTACCGGTTGAACTGGTCGTCCACCACCGGAGACTTGACTACGGTCGTTTCCGTGTCGAGGAACTCCATCCAGATAGCCGGGGTAGTTATGGTGGGATCGAAGTGTGCGTTGACGCCGCCTGTAAAATTCGGCGTGGTGGCCCACACCATTCGGGTCCCAGCGGAACTCTCCTGTGCGGAAATAGTGTTGTATCCTGTGCCCACGTCAGCAGCGACGAACGAAGCAATGGTAGCCGATGCCGTGGACTTGGTTATGCTAATATCCTGATTGAGCGACGTACCGTTGCCGTACAGGATGCCTTGGTTGGTGTCCTTGCCGTTGTCCAGCGTGACGGCAGCGATGATGTTGGCGGCGCTATCGCCCGCCGTCGCACCGATCAGAACCTTGTAAGGGGTCGAAGCCAGATCAGCGACGTTGCTGGTGAACGTATAGAGAACCTCGCCAACCTCTACGGTATCACCGTCAATGGGGTTGGCGAGGAAGGTCAGTGTATTGCCCGCAGTCCCGACCGTCACAGTCGGAATACGGTAGGCCGACCCAGCAGAAGGGTTATCCAGATTGCGGAGGAACTTGGGAACGCGCCACCCCGTCAGTGCGCCCGAATAGGCATAGACGTTCTGTGCGTCAGCAGCCTGTCCAGTCGGCAGCAGATGCGGGTCCCACGCGGGTAGCATCCCGCCGAATTGCTCTAACTTGATAGCGCCCATTCCCAGCCCCAATCATTACAGTGTCTTGTAAGACTTCGTTACCGTCTGCCCTTGGTTCATATTCGGAACGTAGTCGGCTGGGCGATAGACCGGCTCGGTAGTACCTTCGGACTTGTCTGGCTTCGGAACTAGGGCGTTCGCCCGTTCCGCAGCCTGTCGCGCGTTTTGTCGTTTGCCTTCTTCTAGTTCGAGGCGTGTCTTCTCTGCGATACCCACTGGGACAGGGGGCGCTACATACTCCGGGGCCTTCTGGTTGCGCATTTCGATAATCTGCTTATGCACTTCCTCGATGGACCTAGCGGCTTGGCTTAACGGCTCCGCGTTCGCTACCGGAAACGGTGTTCCCATTGGCATTGTCTTCTCCTTGTGATGGCAGGGACCCAACGGCAAAGGAGCCGCCAATCGCTGCATGTCTAGCCCCGTGGTCCACCTTCTCCGCACGTCCCTGTGAGTACAGGATGCGGGGTCGGCCTGACGACTGGGCCATTGCTTCGGCTAAGCTAGCGTTCTTTCGTTTAGGCTTTCTTAACTTTGCGACCATCAACCCTTACTCATTTTCGAGAGCCTAAGACCGAGGTTCCCGGCAGAGCGTAGGGAGGGATTGTCGCTGTGGCTGTCCTCCACCATCTGCTGGTGGGTGGACACGCCATGCTCTTTGGCCCGGCGTTTCTCCTTGCCGGGGTGCTTGATAGCCCCTTGTATCCAGTGCTTTTTTGCCATATTACGACCCCTTTCCTTTGTACACTTCAATGAACTCGGGCAGCGGGATGACCTGATGGCCTTTCACGCAGCCGTGATAGAGCGTCACAAACAGGGCGAACACGTTGTCTCCATCACGCGCGAAGACCACGATTTCGTCCACACCGTCCGGGGTATCCATCCCGGTCTGCTCGGTGAAGTGCTTGTTAAATATGGATAATTCCTCACCTTTCAAGTCGTACCGGAGAGGGAGGTCGATCTGATCGGTGATGGCTTTGATCGTTGCGCACTGGCTCATATCGAAGGTATTGGTGGTCGCAGGCAGAACCCGCCCCGTGAAGAACGAGAATGTGACAAGTATCGCGAAGAAAACTTCCAGTGCGATGCGGCGCATGATGCGCTCCTATTTGAAGGCCGGGCAGCCTAGCTTCCGCCCGATTTCGTTCCGTTGATGCAAGTCCAGTGCCAAGAGATAGGCGGCATACCGCTCACTCATGGGGCTGGTAGAATTGTATTCTATCGGGCCGACCAGCGCCTTACAGATAGGCGGGATCGCGCTCGGCGGAATATCCTCGACACTACAGCCACTTAGCAGTAGTGCGGAGATTAACAGGGCTATTCTCCGCATGGTCAGTTCTCCGGTCTATCCCAGCGGTCGGCTGGCGGGGTACGTTTCTGCCCTTTTATCAAGGGCTTAGGCTTATTGGCGGGGTCATTGGTGACACTATCGACCACCCTCCCCACCTGCTTGAGCAGAACCGCCTGCTGCGCTTTACAGCGGGCAGCTTCGACGTTGACACCCTGCGTGAAGGCGAACAGGTACGCGGCGGCGGCGACCGCCACCCACAACAGGTCCTTCTGGAATGGCCTCAGCCATGAGGCAAAAGGCCCACTGAACTCGATCAATACCTCGCATACGAGACAGATCAGGATGACGCCCCCAGCAATGCCCCAGTGCAGGGCGAAGCCCCACACCCCAGCGAACCATTGCTCTACGATATATTGGATCATGGTCAGCCTTTTATACAGTGTTTATATTCATCGTTACGGCGATTGACCAGCCCCTTGCGAACCACGCCCATCGACTTGTTGAAGACGAGCATGTACTCGCAGGCATTGGGATCGCCAGCGTTCAGGTGCTTCACGAACGTCGAGCGGCATACCGCGCCGACGCCGATGTTGTATGCCAAGCTGACGACCGCCGCGTGGCGCTCATCGGACATGGGGACATGGATACACTTCTGGATACCCGCGTCGTACTTCGGGAGGGCATCAGCGAGTAGCTGGATGCACTGGTCCTTGGTGAACCGGTCGCCGTTCTTGAGGTTCGGAATTTCCGCTTTTGTTGCGCCATAACATACGGTCGGCAGGCCGTTGGCCAGTTGATCCGGCTTCGTCACCAGATCAAGACCCTCCCACCCTGCGATCAGGGTGGAAGCAATCACTGCCCATGTTGCAACTCGGCGGGTCGTAAACATCAGAAGTCAATCCCTGACTGGTTGACTACCCGAGCGATCACGATAGCGACTGATATGCCGATGCACAGGCAGGCAAATTGAACAGGAGAGACGGCGTTCTGGAAGGCGGGCACAGCCGCATAGGCTCCGCTCAGGATCGCGCCGATAAAGGCGAACCTGACGGTCCACAGCTTGTGTACCATCTTGAGTTGGTTGGTTGGCAAAAACCATTCGCGTAACGTCACGCTTTCTCCTCCTCAGCGATTTCCTCTTGCAAGTGGTGCAGGAAAGATCGGAGGGGGGTCTTATCGGGGTTGGTGAGGACGGGCGCTTCCTGCGGAGGCAGGGCGACTTCCTCGATAACTACGGGAGCCGGGCCAATTTCTGGCATGACTGGCTGACCCTTCTGCGGACCCCCGGTATGAGCCGCACCTTCTGCACATTCCCGAGCGGTCAGTTCTTCGATTGGAGTAGGCATGTTACACCTGTGGTTTGGGCGGAAACGTAGGCGTGTTTGCCGCGAGGAGCGCCTTCGCCTTCTCATAGTCATCTACGAGGGCTTGGGCAGATTTGAGTTTGTTGGCCTGCGCCCGACGCACCAGATATGCGCCGATGCTGGTGTGGAAACGCCCCACCAGATAGCCACCTAGGAACGCTAGACCGAGCGGTATGAGTGCATATAACATCATGGCCCCACTACGTTGAAGTCGATTGTGTCGTTGCTTATCTCAGAGTTGTTGTCCGTAGCTTGCACCGTAACCGTAAAGGTTTCGTTAAGAACCCCGCCAGACAGGGTGAACTGAATGACGTGCCCTTCTTGAATAATAACGTCAGATATGGTAGTATCCGGGGCCGACGATGTGACCGCGCAGGAAGCGATCCAGTCGCCCTCCCGCAGTGCCCGCCAGTAGTCCACGAAGTAGATCGTGACGTTGCCGACCGTGTGTTTGCGTGATCCTAAGTGCATTACCCTACTACCTGTGCTTGGTGGAACGGCTTGGCAGAGGCGTCCTGCGTAAAGGACGCACCCTGCTCGACCATAGTCTTTTCGGTCGAGTTGTCGCTCCGGTTCGTTATCATTATCAGACCCATACCTTCGTAGCTGGCGAGGCGGGCTTGTGTTTGCTCAGCCATTTACGCCACCGTAATGTATGGGTCAAAGTAGAACGTGGTGGACACCGTATAGATATTCCACCGCGCCTGAATGACGCCGACTGAGTTTGGGGTGAACGAAGGCGACGTGACCTTGAACCGGTTACAGGCACGGAAGACCGCCGTACCATCTGTGATGGACGCGCCATCAGCAGTGCCAGTATATCCGCCCGGTTCAGACCCAGAAGACGTGCCGTTGGTCGTACAAATGTATATTAACCCCGGCGAACTAGCAGTCTTGATAAGATCGCCAATGACATAGCCGTGAGTATTCTGACGTGCCGCAGCCACACTATCATAGCTGGCACTGGTATCACCAGTCAACGTAGTAGGAGTAGCTAGCACATCGACCCTTGATCCGACCCGTGACAGTATCGGGGAACTGGCATCGCTGGGGTATTGCACGTCCAGTTGCAGATCAAAGTTGGTCGGTAGAGAAGCGGCGAAGATTAGGCCGTGCGCAGTCACAGTCTTGCTAGCCCCGGTCACGGTATTGAACCGACCGAAGTATGGAGTACGCAGGAAGCTGCCACCCAGAATTGCATTGCCGTTGATGTTGGCAGTGGTCGTTGCCTTCCACCCGTAACCCACATCGTCGTTGGCACCGCCCGTGCGAACCACGGTCAACTCAGGGATAATATCGCCCTGAAACTGACTGAGCCACATGCGGTTACGCTTATTATCCGGGCCGCAGCGGGCAGCCAGAGCATACTGCCGCGACGGGGACACGATGGATTGTCCAAACATAGCGGTCAACGCCGCGTTGGTTTTGCAGCCTTCGATCAGAACCGAAGTCCGCGAACTCAATAGCTTAAAGATCGTACCGGTAATCTGTGACAGATCGCAGCCTATGACTGACATAACGACGCCGGTACCCTGCCCCAGACCATCTTGTCCAAACAGAGTGGTAGGCACCGTGCCGGTGTCTGCGAACGTGCAGTTGAGGAAGTCGGTCCACCCAGACAGGTATATGACTTGGCTGGCGTTACCGAAGCGGAACTTGCAATCGCGGAATGTGGCATGGCCGAAGTCGCCGTTACACCCGATGCCGCCCGCACTGTCATTACCGGCAAAGTTGAAGGTACAGGTATCTAGCAGCATTTCACTAAAGTTCGTAGAACTCAAGCGAATTTCTAAGTTGCCAGCGGTCGCATTGTTGATGAGTGACAACCCATAACAGTACCCAAAAAACCCGAAGTCAATGGCCCCTCCGATGACGCTTTCCGTAGCGCCAGCCAACAAGTCCGCAGACACAGGCGGCATACTTCCAGCCTCGTTCACTGAAAGAACGCGAGTAGGCGCTATGATGGTACTGGTGCCGCCGCCCGAAGTGAAGGCAGCGAACGTCGCTCCCTGTGTAGAAGGGTTATGATTGTTACCGAGGAAGAACGTGTTACCTATGGTGCCGCCCCAGTTTGCAGCCGTGACGCATTGGATGCGATTGTGTGGTGCCGCCCAATTAGAAAACACGTTTGAGGAGATTTTGAGCGTAGTCCACGTTACGGTATTGTCCGCCGTGGTGCCGCCCAGCGTTGTACTCCACGTTGGCTCCGCGCCGTTACCGGCGGTACCCGCAGTAGAGGCAATCAAAATCTTCGTGCCATCGTTACTCTTGATGACGTGGCCCAACGTAACCGATGTATTCTTAACCGTGGTCCAGATCGGCGTGTTCGTCATATCACCATTCATCGTGCTGATGCCGGTGATTTCCTGCCAAGTGACTGTGTTATCAGTGGTCTTTACACCGCGCGTAAACGTCCAGACCGGCTCCAACGAGGCAGCCGAAGTACCTGCGGCGATACAGACATGGACGCGCTCATTACCTACATGGCAAGCATTGGCAATGTTGGTTACAGGAGCGCCCGTACACTGGATAGCGGTGCCGCCCGGCGTCAGTGCCAACTCAAAAGCAGAGGCGGTTAGGCCGCCCGCAACAACATAATAGACGGTGCCATTGGTAAATCCACCGGGAGCGGAACCCCCAGAGAACACGACAGTATCCGTACCGGCAACGAAGTTGTGCGTAAGGGCAGTACCGCCATTATCCTTCCATGTGAACACACCGGGGTTGGCAACGGTGACTGTATAGGCAGATGACTGGTTCGACGGACGACGAATATCGCCCACAGAATAGGTGGTGCCCGCAGCCCATGCAGCTACGCTGGTGTACTTGTTGCTACTGGTGTACCAAGTAGTGGTGCCTGTAAACGCCATCTTACGTCCTCGCGATCTTGAGGGACGTTGTTACTTGCGTGACAGATGTTGGCGAACCAGTGATGATAGCCCGTATGACGCGACCAGCAGAAATACTGGTAGTCCAACCCGACAGCGTACTGTCTTGCGATTTGGTTGCGGTCGTGATCGTCGGCGGGGCCGACGCGGTGATTTTGTCACCTGCAACTGGATGCGTAGCGCCTGCATCGTACTGAGCCTCCGTACAGACGTATATATCTGTCACGACCGATCCGGTTTGATCGGCCAGCATTGTAACTTGGCTGATCGTAAACGCGAAGTCAACATACAGATCGACGTATGCGCCGGTAGTCAGCGCCACGCCACCGCCGTTGAATACGAACTCTAGATTGGCGGTAGGACTAGGCCCCGTCGCTCCTGTAGTACCTGTAACACCTGTGCTGCCAGTCGGGCCAGTCGCGCCTGTCGCCCCGGTTGATCCGGTGGGTCCGGTAACAGTACTTGCTGCGCCAGTCGCGCCAGTAGGTCCGGTCGGTCCAGTAGGCCCTGTGATTGTGGAGGCCGCTCCCGTCGCACCGGTTGCTC